TAGATATAAAAACACCGAGATTGATACAATTTAATTATTCCTCCGCCGATTTTGCCGCTTGCAGGGTAATTTTTGTTTTGCAGGGTAATTTGTGTAGGCAGCAACATAAGTTGCACACGATGGGATAAGTTTTTGCTTTTCTATGGACTACAAAGATCGCCTCTGAGATGTTGGACTCAAAGGCGATCTTCGTTATTAAACTTGTTTATTTATCGAGGAGTGCTTTCAGGTCCTCATCCGGAGTCGTGATCGGTGCGATCCCATAGTTCTCCACGAGGAACTTCGTAATGTTCGGCGAGAGAAATGCCGGAAGAGTCGGACCAAGACGGATGTTTTTGATTCCAAGGTGAAGCAGCGTCAGCAGAATACTGACTGCTTTCTGCTCGTACCATGACAGAACGAAGGAGAGAGGAAGATCATTCACACCGCAGCCGAAAGCATTTGCCAAGGCAACAGCCACCTGAATCGCGCTGTATGCATCGTTGCATTGTCCCATATCAAGCAGGCGAGGAAGCCCTGCGATTGTTCCGAGGTCGAGATCGTTGAAGCGATATTTTCCGCAGGCAAGAGTCAGTATCACGGAATCCTTCGGAGTCTTCTTCACGAAGTCCGTATAGTAATTTCTACCGGGCCTTGCGCCGTCACAGCCTGCCACAAGGAAGAAATGTTTGATGGCTCCTGCCTTCACCGCTTCGATGATCTTATCAGCGACGGAGAGCACAGTCCCGTGACCAAAACCGGTGGTCACAGCTGTACCGCCGTTTATGCCTGCCATCGGGTGCTCATCGGGATAGCCGCCCAGTTCAAGCGCTTTTTCGATAACCGGTGTGAAGTCCTTCTCATCACCGATATGGACAGCACCGGGGAAGGCGACGACTTCTGTGGTAAACACACGGTCTGCATAGCTTGCCTTCGGAGGCATCAGGCAGTTCGTTGTAAACAGGATCGGCGCGGGAATGCCGTCGAACTCTTTCTGCTGGTTCTGCCATGCCGTTCCGAAATTGCCTTTAAGCTGCGGATACTTCTTAAGTTCCGGATATGCGTGAGCGGGCAGCATCTCACCGTGCGTATAGACATTAATCCCCTTATCTTTCGTCTGTTCCAGAAGAAGCTGCAGATCCTTCAGATCATGTCCCGTCACCACGATGAACGGACCTCTTTCGACGGACAGAGGAACCGTTGCAGGCGCAGGTGTGCCGTAGGTTTCCGTATTTGCCTTGTCCAGCAATGCCATGCACTTCAGGTTGATCTCGCCGACCTTCAGGACGTGCGGCAGGAGCTGTTCGACGGAGAGGTCTTCGCCAATGTAGAACAATCCTTCGGCGAAGAACTTGTTTACCTCATCATCTGTGTAACCGAGCATAAGTGCATGGTAGGCGTAAGCTGCAATACCGCGAAGCCCGAAAAGGATCAGGGATTTCAGAGAGCGGACATCCTCATCGTCATTCCAGAGCTTCTGCATATCGTAGTCGTTATTCTTTCCGCACTGAGAGGCGCAGAAGGAGCACTGCGGAACGAGCTTGTCCCTTTCGGCGTGAGTCTTGTCGATCTGTCTCTGTATGGCTGCATCATCAAAGCTCACGTTGGTGATCGTCGTGAAAAGACCCTCGATCAATGTCCGATATGTGGTCTCATCGGGATTCGTGTCCCCATCAGTGGCACGGGCAAGTCCGATGAGCGCTCCTGTCAGTTTATCCTGTAGGATTGCAGTTCCGGCGCTTTTGCCGCAGACGCCCGCATTTCCCTTGCAGCCGACACATCCGGCTGTCTGCTCACATTGATAGCAAAACATCTTGTTTTCCATTTTCAGTACCTTCCTTTCCGTTATTCCGAATAGGTTTTATTCTATGATTTTTCCATCCGTGGAGATGGTCACGACTCGCCATGGGATCAGCTTGCCGCAGCCCTGCAGTGCTTTCTTAACTGCATTTTCCAGACCACCGCAGCATGGAACTTCCATACGGACGACTAATACGTCACGGATATCGTTGCTCTTCAGGATTTCCGTGAGCTTCTCAGAATAGTCTATGGCGTCCAGCTTCGGGCAGCCGACCAGTGTGATGCGGCCTTTAATGAATTCCTCATGGAAGTTCGCATAGGCATAGGCCGTACAGTCCGCCGCAACGAGGATCTTTGCGCCGTCCAGATACGCAGCTTTCGGATTGACCAGCTTGATCTGCACAGGCCACTGGGACAGCCGTGAAATAGGAGCGCGGGAAGCCGCGATCTCCGGGAGTTCTTCCGTTCCGTGCTGTATGGACTTTGCCATTGTTCCGGGGCAGCCACAGGCAAGGTGTGCTGCCTTCTTTGCCTTGCTTGCAGCAACTGCTTCTGCGTCATATGCTGCTGCCTCGCGCTCCACAAACCGAATCGCATCCGTCGGGCAGGCCGGGAGGCAGTCGCCAAGTCCGTCACAGTAATCATCACGCATGAGTTTTGCTTTTCCGTTTACCATAGCAATAGCTCCTTCATGACACGCCTTAGCACAAGCGCCGCAGCCATTGCAGCGATCTTCATCGATTTCAATGATTTTCCGTTTCATTTGAAGTACCTCCTTGACTTTCTGATTGCATTTTACTATAATAAAAACAACAAGTCGGTTGTATTTCCAACAGAAAGGAATTTTTATGGAAGAATTTTTTGGGTCGATTAAAAGTGCTTCGATCTTCTCCGGTATAGATGAGTCAGAATTGAGAACTGTGTTGTCATGCCTTGGAGCAACTGAAACAGGCTATAGTGCAGGAGAGTATATCCTTCGTGTCGGTGACACACCTGAAAGCGTCGGTCTGGTGCTGGACGGCAGCGCCCTTGTAGTTAAAGAGGATTACTGGGGAAACAGGAATATCGTAACGAAACTCATTTCAGGGGATATCTTCGCTGAAGCATATGCATGTTCTCCGACTTCAAAGATGGATGTCTCTGTTCTCGCTGAGACAGAGTGTAGGATTCTTTGGCTTGCAGTTAGAAAGGTGATGACAACCTGTTCATCGGCGTGCGTTCATCATGCCGTTTTGATTCGTAATCTTGTGACTGGATTGGCTTCAAAGAATTTGCAGATGAATGAAAAAATCTCCCATATGGCACAGCGTACCACACGGGAGAAGGTGCTTTCCTATCTGTATTCTCAATCACAAAAGACAGGTGTTCGTGAATTTGATATTCCTTTTGACAGGCAGCAGTTCGCCGATTTCCTTTCTGTAGAACGAAGTGCTTTGTCGGCTGAGCTGTCAAAGATGAAGAAAGATGGGCTGATTTCATACAATAAGAATCATTTTTTGTTGAACAGATCAGATTGATTTCTACAAGGCAGAATAGATCGAAATAAACAGGATTATCCCTGCGCTGCCCTGTAAACATTATCGGAGGTCAAAATGAAACAGCTTACGAACAAAGAATATGTGGAATATGAAAAGTACAAGACTGCCGTTTTACACGGTCGTGTCATTACACCGGACGGCCTGCGGATCATCTGTGCAGGGCTGGACAATGACCCGGAGCGAATCGGCAAACACATGCTGGAGACTCTGGCCAAGTTCCGGAGCGAGGGATTGTTTGACATCAAGGTCGAAGACGAAGAATAAAGAGAGGCACCGAGCCGCTGAATTAACAGTAGCCCGGTGCCTATTTTCTTGTGTGCATCATGCCTTTATCTCGGTCCCGTCTTTGAACTTTACGCGGATGTCATTCTTGCTGTAGACGGTAATGTGGTCGACCATCGAGAGCCAGTCGGCATCGTGGAACTCGGTTATAAGCTCCCGCTCCCGGAGTTCCTGCAGGTACATCTCAATCTGATGCCTCCGGGCCAGCCGGTCAACAATCAGGTCGGAAATCTCTGTGAGCCGGTCTTTTGCTTTCTCAAACCGAGCAACTAAGGCATCGTAGCGTTTCTGGTAATCGGCCTGATCAAGGGCAACGTGTGCGTTCTCCTTGATGCACTCTTCGATGAGCTCGGCGGTGACATTGATTTCCGTTTCCAGCTCTGCCTGTTCCTTTTCGAGCTCGGAAGTTGAAAGCAGCGGTGCCATTATCTGCTCGTAGGTGCTGCAGATCTCGTCCTTTTCTGTAATCACCATGTTGGCGGTCCGAACGAAGATGTCTTTGATTTCATCCTCGGTCAAAACCGGTGTGGTGCATTTCTTGCCTTCAAACTTGTGATTGCACTGCCAGATTATCCGGCGGTATTTATCGTTGGAGTGCCAGACCTTGGAGCCATACCAGCTGCCGCAATCACCGCACTTAATCTTGCTGGAGAAGATGCTCACGGAGCTCAGGCGATTCTTGCCCTTTGTCCGGGCTGCCATCATGGTTTGTACTCGCTCGAAGGTCTCCGGGGAAATGATGGCCTCGTGATTGTCCCGGACGTAGTACTGCGGGATTTCGCCCTCGTTGGCCTTTTTCTTTTTGGTGAGGAAGTCTACCGTGTAGGTTTTCTGGAGCAACGCATCTCCTTTGTATTTCTCGTTCGTGAGGATGCTCTTGATGTTGCTGGGGTTCCAGTGGTCTTTGCCGCCCGGAGATGGAATACCCTCGGCGGTGAGCGTCTTTGCAATCCTCATCGGGGACATGCCTGTGAGGAACATCCCGTAAATCCGCTGCACCAGCTTTGCCTGTTCCCGGTTGACCACAAGATTTCCATCAGGGCCTCTGTCGTAGCCGAGGAAGCGATTAAACGGAACAGTTACCTTGCCGTCTGCAAATCGCTTCCGCTGTCCCCATGTGCAGTTCTCTGAGATGGAGCGGGCTTCCTCCTGCGCCAACGAGGACATGATCGTCAGGAGCAGTTCGCCTTTGCCGTCGAAGGTCCAGATGTTTTCCTTCTCGAAATAGCATTCGACATTGTGCTCTTTCAGGGAGCGGATCGTGGTCAGGCTGTCGACTGTGTTTCGAGCAAAGCGGCTGACCGACTTCGTGATGATCAGGTCAATCTTTCCGGCCAGCGCATCTGCCACCATGCTTTTGAAGCCCTCGCGCTTTTTGGTATTCGTCCCGGTGATACCTTCATCCGTGTAGATCCCGGCGAATTCCCAGTCCTCCCGGCCCTTGATGTAGTTTGTGTAATAATCGACCTGTGCCTCATAGCTTGTCAGCTGTTCTTCTTGATCGGTACTGACACGAGCGTAGGCGGCCACACGTCGCTTTTTTGTGCTGCCCAGCGGTGTCGCCGTAAATCGGCTGAGCGTCGCTGGTATCGTGGTTACGGATTTGGCCATTTCTTTTCTCTCCTTACTTCTTTGATTCTTTTGCTCATCGCCGCCTTTCGTTCATCTGTCCAAGCATCCTTCATAGATGCGATGGCCTTTTCTCTGCGCTCTGGAGTCCAAGGTGTGCCGCGCCGCTTGTCAAGATAGTCTCGGCTCTCAGTATGACCGTCCCGGAAATGGAAGGTCACCGTGTTGGCGAGAACAGAGGCGTGTTCGATTTGAGCGTCCATAGTAGCCTCATCGAATTCATCCAATCCGAGGACATCAGTCACGAGCCGCTTCATCGTATCGTCCCGGATGCCGGGGTTCTGGCATTTCGTCCTTGGGCTGGTGCAGTACCAAGACCGCGTCGGGGTACCGTCTTTCAGCTTGTTTGACTGACAGCGGTAATTCGCACCACAGCAGCCGCATTTGATGAAGCCGGTAAACTCGTAGAACACGTTCCGGTTCGGGTTCGTGTCTTTGCGTTTGTGGGCTTCTCCCCAGAGCCTCCTGCGCTCCGGTGTCCACCAGTCTGTTTTTGCGGTCGATGTCCATTGAGTGGTGATCTCTCGGCCATCGTAGAAACGGAATGTCAGGGTGTCTTTACCGACAACGATGATCTCCTGAATCTGCTCGGCAAATACAGCCTCGTCAAACTCTGGAATTCCGAGGACTTCAGCGGAAGCCTTCTGAAGCATCTTCTCCGGTACGTTTTTGGAGTCGCAGGCCGAGGCTCCTTTCTGGCTTTTTGTCTGGCAGGTCCAGATGTAGTAAACCTCACCGGCTGTGTTTCGCTTTCCGCTGTGCCGGTAATGCTTGCCGCAGCATCCGCAGGTGATCTTCGTGGAGAACGCGGACAGCTTGAGCGACTTGTTTCCGAAGGGGCCAAGGTCCCGTCTGCGCTTGAACTCCTCTTGTACGGCCTGCCACTCATCCATCGGAATAATGGCTTCGTGCGTACCCTCGACAAAATACTGCGGGAGCTCACCGCGATTCTTCTTCCGGTGCTTGGTGATCGGGTCCTCGCAGAACTCTTTCTGGAAGAGCAAGTTGCCAGTGTAGGTGATGTTTGTCAGGATGCATTTTACATTAGAATCCACCCACGGCTTGCCTTGCCGGGTGTAGATCCCGCGCTCCATCAAAGCTCGACCGATCTCGATTCGAGAAGCGCCTTTCATGTATTCGCTGTACATCCAGCGGACAATCTCGGCTTCTTCTGGGATCGGGACCAGATGATCGTCTTCCCATTCATATCCGAAGATGGTGAACTTGCCGTTGGGGATGCCTTGCTTGAAGCGCTTGATCGTACCCCACTTGACGTTTTCTGAGATGCTGCGGCTTTCTTCCTGTGCGAAGGAAGCGAGGATTGACATCATCAGCTCGCCATCACCGCTCAGGGAGTTGATGTTTTCCTTCTCGAAGCGGACCTCGATGCCGATGTCCTTCAGGTGCCGGACGGTGTTCAGCAGGTCCACGGTATTTCTCGCAAAGCGCTGGATGGACTTGGTCAGGATGATATCGATCTTACCGGCCTCGCAGTCAGCCAGCATGCGATTGAAGTCATCTCGCTTTTTTGTGCCTGTCCCGGAAATGCCGTAATCGGCATAGACGCCAGCGTATTCCCATTCCGGGTTCTTTTGAATCAGGCTGCTGTAGTAGCTAACCTGCGTAGAAAGCGAGTGCTGCATTCGCTCAGATTCCATCGACACTCTGGCGTAGGCCGCGACTCGCTTTCTCTTGGGAATAACCGACTTTGTTTTTTCGATTTTCTCTACGGTTTTCAAGAAAAATCCCTCCTTTCCGTGTGTCTATATATCACTCTAAAAGCCTGAAATATCAAGCGTTTTCGGAAAGTAATGTACCCAAATATGGCCGGTATTTTTCGAGGAGAATTGTATCAATTTGAGCGTACTCTTCCTCGGTAATGAGGCCCTTTTCCAGCATGTCCTTTGCTACTGAAAGCGCCGCATGATAGAGCATGTCGTTGCGGATTTCTTCTGCGCTCATATTGCATCACCGCCTTTGAAGCGGGCTGCGATATAGCACTCATGGCTGCAGTACTTCCGCTTTGAGTTTCCGTAGGAGGTGAAGTCCTGACCACATTCCGGACAGGTGAAACGGTAGAGAGCTTTTTGCTTCACCTGATCCTGATGGGCGTTCCACCACTTCGTCCGGCATTCCGGGCAGCAGAATTTGCGCTGCTTTACTCCGGGCTGCTGGGTCAGAGGCTTGCCGCAATTAAGGCAGATGTCCTGAACAATCGATACACGGGCATTGCTCTCTGCCTTCACGCCTGCGAGACCGTGCTTCCGGCAGAAGGCTTTTATGTTGTCTTTCTTGAGACCCACAGCGTTTGCGATAGCGGTATAGCCGTAGCCTTGATGCCGCAGGTCGATGATTTTTTCTTTTTGTTCGTTGGTCATGAGATATCCTCCAGTCCGAGAGGAGTCCCTCTCACTACCCACTGGAGGGAAATGGCCAAAGTGGTCCGCTAAAAATGCAAAAAAAGAAGGCCCACCGCAGAAAAATCCACGATGGGCCATAGCCGGAGGTGTATTCAGATTATCTCAGGAGCTCGTTAACGCGATCCTGAACGGCGCGGTAATCGTAACCGGCAGCGGTCAGGCGGTTCTTCCTGTCAGTGCCATTACCCCAGAGGCCCTTGATAACCTCATGGGCGAGCTCGTCTACAGTCTTTTGGGGAGTGGCCTTTGCCAGCTGAAGGTCTTTTGCATTGACAGGGCTACAAATGGCATGCTTCCCATCCTCACTTTTGTCGATTACGACGCGACTGCCATTGACCTGAAGAACATACCAGTTCTTCGCTTTTACCCATCCGGGGATCGTCTGGCCGCCGTAGTATTTCGTGCCGGTGATCTTCACGAGATCTCCCTTCTTGAAAGAGGCAGGAGGAGTCACAGGTGTGCCGGGTTCGGACGGTACAGAAGGCTTCTGATCCGCAGAGGTGAAGCCGTTGAGCTTCGCACTCTTGATGATCGCAGGATAGTCCTTGTACGCGATATCCGTATCGACGTTTCCGTTGATGCCATTCACCTTGCCGCTGGAGGAGTTCTGCCACATGCCGTATGCACCGGCATAGTTTGTCTTGTCCGTCCAGTGTGCCAGCCAGAGGTCAAAGCGTTTGACGCGATCTGCATCGAGATAGCTCTTCATCCAGCTGGGGTTGCTGTAAAGGGAGCAGTAGAAACCTGCCTTCTCGATTGCATCACCGAAGGCAATCACCATATCGGTCAGAACGGTCTTTCCAAGTCCCTGCTGGGTCTTGTCTTCCAGATCGAATGCGACAGGATATGCGAATACGCCTTTGTACTTCTGCAGGACGCCGACCACATACGCGGCTTCCTTTTTTGCAGCAGCCACGGAGGTTGCATAGGAGTAGAAGTAACAGCCGATGTCGATACCGGCTTTCACAGCTCCTGCCACGTTTTTCTCGAAGTAACCGTCAAGGCCGCAGGAGTTTCCATCAGCGGAGCCGTATCCCAAACGGATCATCGCAAACTTGATGCCGTCTGCCTTGACCTTGTTCCAGTCAATCTCGCCCTGCCACTTGGAAACATCGATACCTTTTACAGGCGGTTTTTCTACGGGTATTTCAGGTGCTTCGTTCACATAGGTCACATACGGGAGTTTGCCATGCTTCGTCCAGTCACGACGGTTATATCCGCTGACGTTCCTGTTGCAGGCAGTGATCTGGACCTTGTTTGCCCAGCGCGGAGTGCATTCAACGGCAAGGCCATCGCCGACATAAACACCGATGTGGCCTTCAAGCCACACGGCCTCGCCGATTTCAATCTTGGAGAAGTCAGTCGTGACATTCTTGCAGACCTTAATCATCTGATCCGCGCCGATGTCCGGCACACCGTTGCAGGCGTAACCGGCACCGCCGTAGGTCGCGTTCTTGTTGCCGTTCCAGCCCCAGAGCACACCTTTGATGAGGCAGACACAATCAAAACCGAAGGTGTCATCCGAGGCGGCATTGATCATGGCCTTTCGAGAAGCCTGCTTGTTGTAATCGTAGTTGCTGGTGTAGCGTTTCTTGTTGGCGGCATTCAGCGGAGCGCCGAAGCAGCCGAGAACATACAGCGTCTTATAGTTCTTGGCGATGTCCTTGAGTTTGTTTGCCAGTTCAATATTTGTCATCATGGTGCTCGTCCTCCTTTTCAGCACGGTCGTGAAGCTGCTCCAGCACAGCCTTCAGCTTTGCGGGAATCGGCAGTCCGAGATGTCCCGCGTTTTCGATAAGGGATACACCCTCGTTCGAGAGATAGAAGAAAATGACAGCAGTACGCAGTATGGAACCGGTGCCGATTACCTGCGTGTCCAGAATGTGCCCGATGCCGACAAGCGTGAAAATGAGCACCTTTTTGAAGATGCCTTTGAAGCCCACGGCAGAGGACAGCTTCTTGTCCACGATGGCGCACATGATTCCGGTGATGTAGTCGATGACTACAAACGCAAGCAGCGCATAAAGCAAGCCGTCACATCCTCCCAGAAACCATCCAAGCCAGCCGCCGACAGCAGCAAAAGCGACCTGAATGGTAGCCCAGAATTCTTTCATGTTCAGTTCCTCCTTTGAAGTTTTTAATATAACCACGACGGTTTATCCGGTTCCGTCAGTGTGTCCGTGACTTGAAGCCAGCCTTGGTACCATTCGCTCAGTTCCTGCTTTTGAGCATTGGAGAGCTTGTCATACCAAAGCTGGCCTCTGTTGATATAGGAAAAGCACTCTGTTTCACGCCGCTTTCGCAGGTCATCACAAAGTGCTTTTTTCTCAATTTCCGTATTCTGTTGTCCGTCGTATTCGAGGGTCCCATCTCTCATGCGATAGGCTTTGAAATGAGCCATGAAGTGCTCCATGTCAGGTGGAGCGTTTGCCTCAATGCCATCGACGAGATTTCCCTCAAGTGCATAGGAAACAACATATCCTTTTTCCAGTAATACCTGCATATCGCACCTCCTCAGTTGAGTCCGAAGACCCTCAAAATTGATCCGCTGCCTGTGGAGATCGTCAGGGTCACGGTCGAGCTGGAATACTTCAGATTGAAGCAGCGGTAGTAGGATTCGTCCGTGATCTGATACTTAACGTCCGAGGTCGTAATCTGTGCTTTTGGAACAACGATACCGGCGATAGCAGTCGCTGTGCCGGGTTTGCCCAAGATGATATAGGCGTTGTAGTTCCCGTAGTTGAAGGTGATGCTGCCGCTTGACAGGTCCCCGTTATAAAGCGATGTGACCGCAATGCCGAGATTCGTCCTCGCTGCAGCAGCCGTAGTTGCACCGGTGCCTCCGTTGGCCAGAGCCACTGTTCCAGTCACGTTTGACGCCTTCCCGCTGAAGTTTCCGCTGGAATTGATGTATCGCTGCAAGGTCGTGTTTGTACCTGCATTGAAGTTCGCATCGGTTCCGTACACAAAGTACAGGCTTTCACCGTATGCACCGATATCCCAAGAACCGGAAGGAGTTTTGACGGATACCACGGGATAGAAGGAAGATGAACTGCCATTGCTGTTCGTCCGGATCATGGCATAGGTTCGCCCGTTTATAAACGAACCACCTGACCCGGCCTTTTGAACCTGACCGGTGAGTGTTCCTCCTGCCAGCGGAAGCACGGCCAGATTCGTCCTTGCAGACGCAGCTGTTGTCGCGCCGGTACCGCCTTTTGAAATCGGCACAGCGGACGAGAGCTTTGATGGTGCAAGAGAACCGGAGAGCGTAGTCGCCGTCAGGGTCCCGGACACCTTCGCGTCGCCGACAACATCAAGAGCGGCTTCGGGTGTTGGCGTATTGATGCCGACCTTCTGCTTTCGGAGTGCCACAAGCGGAGTGCCCTGCGGGATAACATAGTACAAATCCAAAGACGAGAGGCTGTTAAGCTGGTCGCGGATCTGAATATGAACATCCCAAGACTGATCTGCAGCAAGGTCTCGTAGCTCCAGATTTGAATACGAGAAGGATGTTCCGCTCTGCGTTACTGCCGAAAGAATGCTGACATAGCTGCTGTACGACGTCGCGCTTGTCGCCTTATACCGGTATCGCACGTATTTCAGCGAGTTCTTCTGAACGCTATCCACGGTGATAGCCGAAATGGACCCGTTGAAGATCAGCTGCATCTCGGCTTCGATGTCGTTTGTACGCCGGAGCGTCAAGGAGTTCACCTTGGGCTGTGCATAGGCTAACACCGTGATGTTTTGAGTGACGCTTGCCGTATACCCACGGCTGTCTGTGATCGTCAAAACCACAGCGACCGATCCGCTCTTTGATACCGGTCCGACGGTCAGGGCATCGCCGGTCGTGTTGGAAACCGAAACGCCATTACAAGTGGCTGTATAGTTGGCAATCGTAGCAGAGTTCTTCGGTGTCGCTGTTCCGGGAGTGACCGTCAATTTGGAGTGGCCCTGAATGAAGACCTGATCGTTTTCGGTTATCGCCGTCGTAGTTGCGTAACTGTCGGCGAAGGTAAAACCAGAAAGCGTCGGGCCGGAATTCGCTGCCGTGGTCGTGACTGTAGCGGTTTTCGAGGAAACCGAACCGATCTGCGTTGAGCCGTTGTAGGTCGTAACCGCAAAAGTTCCAGTGAAGGACTTAAGGGATGCCATCGCCGTCAACAGCGTGGTCCTCTGCGTGGCAGTCAGTGTTACTGTCCGGTTCGCAGTTCCTTTTGACCACGTAAGACCGCCCACGGTGACGATAGTCGTTGATCCGTTCTTCAGTGCGAGGGTGTAGCTATAGGAGGCATCATAAACCGTCACATTCAGGCTTATGCTTACGGTTGCGGAATCTGCAGTCACGGCTGAAACGCTGTTGACGATTGCACCGCCCAGCGTCTTTACCGTTACTGCAGAAGAAGTACCATAGACTTGATTGCTCTTTTTCCTTGCCCGGACCTTGACGTAGTAAGTGGTGTTCGGAGAGAGCCCGACAACTGTCACAGAAGCGGAAGTCCCTGCTGTCGTCGAGAACTGCGTCCAAGTGGAGCCGTTGTCCGTGCTGTACTGCCAGATATCTGCTGTTGCAGATGAGGTTGCAGAGAGCGTTACCCCGTTTGCCGTAATGTTGGAGGTTGACAGCGAGACCGTCGGAGCGGCTCTGTCGATAGTATCCAGCGTGATAGTTGTGCTGGCCGTGATCGAGCTGATAGGCGTTCCGCTATAAGTACCGGAAAACCTCCAATACGCAGAAAGCGCCACACCTGACTTGGTGCCATCAGCGTTATGATTTACTCGTACAGTCTTTGTTTTCAGGAGCTTCGTGTGCTGACCGGAGGAGTAATCGGTGATAGCAGGAGCTGTGTAGGTTTCAGAGACTCCGTTGATGGAAACTGTCGAATCCGGTCGAGAACCTACTTCCAGCGTGTAGTATTTCAAGTAAACATTGAGCGTTACATCCGAGTAATTCCCGATGACGCTCTGTGTGGCCGACCATGTGCAATACAGGCCGAAATTGTTTACAGGCAGATTTTGAAAGCTGCCGCTAAGTGCCATTCAGATTACCTCCTTCCTTAGTCAAGAATTACGATGTTCAAGCCATCAGAGGCCGTTGACATCGGCACGAATTTTGTTTTTCCCACTGTGAGCTCGCCGTCCACAGTGGTTTTCTTTGTCTGGGTTTCGTCCTTGTTCAGCGTGAAGATGATCTCGTCGTTGTAGTAACCGGCAAACTCTGTATTCGTGATTACCGTCCGCTGGGAGGACGCCGCGTTGGAGACGGCGATACCGCGCTTATCAATCTTCACCTCGTTCGTGTAGATTTCGTTCGGAGCGGGAGTCCAGTTATGGACCGTCGGCCCTTCGACCATCATGATGTCCGAGACATACAGCGACGCAGAGCGGTTGTAGATATAGAACACGATGGTGCTGTCGGTGATGTCATCGATCACAAGGCTGAAATCCTGCCAGCCGAACGTGGTCGTCTGGTTGAAGAAATAGGCGTATTTGTTGCCGTTGTACTGCACACGAATATAGCTCGAATAGCTCGATGCGGTCTTCTTCGCCCGGAGCGAAAACGCATAGGACTGGCCGGTAACAAGGCCTGTGACCGTCTGCTTCAGCGTGGAGGACGTGCCGAGAACGAAGCACGAGTCCGAGGTTGTGTTGTTCTGTGTGTCCGTGGAAGTATCAACCGTGACGGTTCCTGTTTTCACCCAATCGTCGGATATGCCGTTAAGTCCAGCCGAGTTCTGGATGAAATTCAAACCGCCTGCGTACTGGTTTTGCACCTGTATGGTAAGGCCGTCGATTGTCTGCTGAAGCTGAGACATCTGCGCCTGCATCTCCAGCACGGTTTCCTGCTCATTACCGAGGCTGTCCGTGATCGTTTCAATCGTCTGCGTCATGCTGCCGACATAACTATTCAGCCCATCAATGGTGCTTTGCAGCTCTGCGCTTCTGGTAGTGAGCACAGAAATGGCGACGCGGATGGTCTCGATGTCGTTCTGCAAGACCCATTCCGCGCCGTTCCATATCTTTGTTTCAGGAGGCGATACCGAAGTGTCTACCCATAGCTGGCCGACGTAGGGATTTTCAGGGGCCGTCTCGGAAGCTACCACATCACAGATGTTCGTAATAGTGATTTGACCGATTGCCCGCATAGCCGTACCTCCTTATAGATCGACGACTACCATAAAGGTCGCCTTGGTATCGACATCAGCGGTACCAACCGACAGCGTTTTTCCGGTCTTTGTTCCGTTCGTACCCCAAGCAGTATCCACAGCACCGTCCTTGTTGTATTTTGTCCACGTATATGTTCCGGTGCCAGCCGAATCGACCTCGGCTCCAGCCTGATAGCATACGGCAGTCAATACAGTGCTGCCGATGCCGTTCTTGAAGACATCACCGCCAGTGGATGAAATGATTACCTGCAGCGGGTCAGAGTTGTCAATGAAGGTGGCAACATCAAAGAACTTCGTGTTGTAGGTCGGAGACGCAGAATCGGTATCCGTTGCACAGCACTTGACGACAGCATAGCTGTCCACGGCTGCCGCGTAGAGCGTCAGTGTCGCAGTGGTGCAACCGGAGTACAAGTTTGCGGTATTGGTGAGCTTTCTCCAACCGATGCCGAAGGCTGAGTCGTAGCCTGTTGAGGAGGAAGACGTGACAGATGCATCCATCATCGCCCACTTGTAGGAGACGCTCGTGGTGTCGACTGTTGAGCCTCTCCAGAGTTCGGCCTTCGCAGTCAGCGTTGCCACTTCGGAATTCTTGAATACATTACCGTTCGGTGTGATAACGAGAAGGTCCACAATGCCGGAACCGTTGACCACGCGGGAGAACGAAATCGACAGAGGATGGACCAGCGTCAGGCCGGTGCTGGGGTCTCTGTAGGTGATCTCGCACTTGAAGTCCACGCCGGGAAGACCGGCCATAATGTTTGCCTTGACCGTCAGAATGTGGCTCTTAGCTCCGTTGAGCGTATAGTTGCCGCCGCTCGCAATCGGAGTGGTCGAGGTACCCTGATACCACTTGACCGAGGTCACGTTCTCCGAGGTGATCTGATCCGTGGTCGTACCGATCACATAAAGGCTGGGCGTCAAGACAAGATTTGTGCTTGCCCAGCTTGGTGTATAGCTGCCGTTGTCCGGATTGAACATCTGCGTTTTCGGATGATTGCTGCCGATGTAGCCGGTCAGGGTCAGCGCATCGTTATAGTCAATGATTGTAAATTGACCTTGTGCTCTGCTCATAAAAGTTCCTCCTTAATCAGCCGAGTAAGCTGTTTCTTGTAATTGGATCGATGAGGTCGCAGAAGAAGGTCGCCCTTACCCGGACGTCATCGGACGTTATATCAATGGATTTCGTGCCTCCAAAGTGTGCGCTGTTCCAAGCGGCATCGCTGGCTGCGTCATCAGAGACACGGGTCCATATAAACTGGTTCGGGTCAAGCTCGTCGGTTATGTTCTCGTCCCACGAAAACACGGTCGCATACAGCGTCGTGTTGATAATGCCATTCTTGAAGATGTTTCCGTTGGTGGACGAGATCACAAGCCGGAGCATTCGTTGATCCTCAATCACATCGACGCGGTCGGAAACTTCCTCCATCTGTGTTGTAGTCGCGTAGGCCGTCAGATGAATTTCGCCAGTCTCAAGATCCCAATAGGATGAACCGTCCTGAGAGGACAGCACTCCCGCCTTGATGATGTTGGCCACCAGCGTCCCAGAAGTGATGAAGTCCGCGACGATCTGGCCGTCCGATGTGATGGCGGTTTCGTATGGTCCGTTGTAGCCGTTATGGGAAAATCCAAGTCCGCCCACGTTCCAGCGCCATACATTGACTGCGCTTTCGATATCCGGATGGTCGAGGATCAGTAGCTCATACGGCTGCCCGGAATCCGCGTCCTGATGAATAACGACATAACCTCCCGTCTGGCCGGTGATGAGATTTGTGGCCGACGAGACCGCTGCATTCAAAAGCGCGGGAAATCTGTCGATTTTTGTCGAGACCTGCTGCACGGTCTGCTGGGTCTCTGAAACCGTGTTAATAAAGTTTGCCTTCGCGCTTCCGAGAGTAATGGACTTGTATTTTTCGGAGAGGGTGTCGTAAATCGTCTTGATGACCTTTGCCTTTGCGGTCACGCCAAGAACGGAGTGCCGTATCGTGACCGTGTCGCAAAGGGATACTCGCTCCAGTACTGCAGCGTACTCCGGCTGTTTCCACAAAGGCTCGAAGGCTACGGTCAGCGTGGGAGCAGTCACGCCGGACGGGTTCGCGGTAAGCCAGCTGTTAGCCTTCGCCCTGAGTGCCTCCTCCGAAATGATCGTGCCGAAGTCGAAGTTCTCTGTGAAGTCCTTTATCAGTGTCTTTCGCCTTGAGAGCTCCGAGCCGGTGATGGGTATAAGGACCTCCTGCAGCGTGATGACTGTTTCGGTTCCGTTTTCATCGGTCTGTACGGCATACGGGAGAATGTCGGTGTACACATCGGTGTCGTCCGCGTCATGCTCCATCTTCGTGAGGTTCTTACCGTACTCGATAACGACACCCGTCTGCTGACCACGCCTCTGGTGGTGGATCACCCTGAAGTTATCCCACTCATATTCGCCGCCCCAGAGGTCAAGAAACGAACCGGCGACACCTCCAAGACATGCCCGGACGCTCTGCGGCCTTGATACCGAGAAGGGTTTTGCCTCGGAGTATTCCGTTTGGCAGGTAAAATTGTGCGGTGTTGCAGTATTCTGAAACACCCGTTCCATAGCCAGCGTCGGAGATATCTGTTCGCTTGACCACAGAAGGGCTGCGACATTTGACAGGTCGTATGAAATATGCTGTGCATAAACAGAAACCACTCCATCAAGCGGAGTGGTAATCCTGTAAATACGAAAGACCTGATCACGTGCTGTGTCGTTAGGCTTTGCTTTTACAAGTCTCTCGTTTGCCAGCTCTTTATAGTTCCTTCCGGTGACCGGATACTTCATGGTGAGTTCAAACGCTCCATTGCGTTCCTCCGACACCTCGCAGGAAATACAGTCCGCAAGGGCTCCGATGCCGAAGGAGGAGAACTCGGTCGCGTCCGCTCTGTAGAGTACCGGGATCATAGCGTACACCACCCCGGAGTGATCTCAACGGAAGTGATACCGCCCTGATAGACGATATGGCTTGTGCCGGGATACAGCAGCGGGAAGCCGTCGCCGCTGACACGGTCGTTGAGCGGTACTGCATCCTTGTAGCAGTTCATCTGACCGCTGTCGATGAGCATTCCGTTCTCAATGTCCGTGATGTTCCAAAGGTTTATAGCACCGTTGATAACTCTCAGTACACCATCTCCACTGCCGGAGATCTTGATGACCGGCTTCGAGGGAAAGGCGAATGGATTGATGATTGTTCCACCGTTTCCTACAGAAACCGGTGTTTGTCCTTCTTCGCTGAAACGGAACGGATGGCAAGAAAACGAAACCGTAAATGTCCCGATCTTGTTTAGCTGATCCTCGATGTCAAGCTGCGTGTTTATTACCGCTCTCCTGAAAAAGGTGCTGTCATAGGAGTCACGCAGTTCGTGATACCGATCCGGCTCGGTGTAAAGCCATGCCTTAATAGCGGTGATCCGCGCAGAGAGCTCTGAGATGCTCTTTGCAGGCACGAACACGGTATATGTCACTTGAACATTGGGGTATCGATAGTTTGGTACAATCAGCTCGCCATCTCTGCCGGGAATGGTGGTGAACTTCGCATCATACTTCGGAGCGGAGAATACATTCTTGCTTTCAATGCGCAGGCCCATATCATCCGAACGTGTCCCGTTGTATTCAAAGTAATTCATGCAAATACCACTCCTTTCCGCTTGGCAAACTGACCGGCGGTTACCATGACCTCGTTGGTCAGCTGCTCAATGTCCTCGCTTGAATAGTTGTTGAAGTTCGTGATGTTCAGGACAAGCTGGAAGCCGCTTGAAAGGATACCGTCCGCTGCAGACGCAATGGAACTGCCAATGCTGCTGCCAACATTGAAGTCGGTAGGCAGCGCGGTGTTCATATCCTTGGCAAGGTCCTGCATCACGTCGTCTATGTCTTCGCTCATGGCTTCAGCAGCCTTTACTGCCTCATCGCCGTTGTCCTCGATGGAGCCGGACAGACCTTTCACAAGCATCTGGCCGACCCACGCCATCTCCTTCGACGGAGAGTGGATGCCAAAGAAGTCAAGGATTCCGTTCCAGATAGAAGAAATCCAGCCGGAGACCTTGTCCCACAGCCAGCTTGCAAGCTGCGTGATACCTTCCCAGAGGCCCTTGACGATATTGCCGCCAATCTCCACGATCTTGCCCATCAGGGAGCCGAATGCTTTCACAATGCCCTCGACGATCTGAGGCACGGCCTTCACGATCTCCACAATGATAGTCGGAAGGTTCTCGATGAGGGAAACAAAGAGTTCCACACCGGCCATGATGATTTGCGGGATGTTGTTTATAACCGCATCGACAATGCCGGAGATGATCTCAGGAATGGCGGCCACGATTGTTGTAATAATCTGCGGAAGCGCCTGCACCAGAGAAATCAGGAGTTGAATACCAGCCTGAATAATCTGCGGGATTGCGTTCAGCACGGCAGTGATGATGTTGTTGATGATTTTTGGGATCGCCTCCACGATGGTTGCGATGATCTCCGGGAGTGCCTCAACCAGCGAAGTCAACAGCTGTATGCCGGTTTCGATGATCTGCGGGATGGCATCCAGAATGAAGGTGATAATGGAGTCAATTACCTCCGGAAGCGCCGCGATGATGACAGGGATGGCGTCAAGGATACCCTGCGTAAAGCCCGTAATAAGCTGAAGCGCTGCATCAAGGAGAAGCGGCAGGTTGTCGACGAGCGTCTGCACCATCTGCATAACCACCTCGACCATCTGCGGAATCAAGGTGGGCAGAGCTTCCGCGATTCCGATGATCAGCGAGGCAATGACCTGCATACCGGCATCAATGAGCTGCGGGAGGAGCTCCAGAAGCGTCGTCACAAGCTGGGCGATTACTTCCATGACCACGGGGATCAGAGTGGGTATTGTCTCCAAGATGCCCTGCGCGAGTGCTTGGATGATCTGCGGAGCGCTTTCCAGAACAGCCGCAATGATCAAGGACAGAAGCTCAATGACCTGCGGGATCATTTCGGAGATGGACGTGATCACGCTTTCGACTCCGTTTTTGATCTCTTCACCGGCCTCCTCGTTTCCGGCCACAAGGTCGGATAGACCATCCATAATCATGGTGATACCCGGAAGCAGGTCGCCGACGATGCTGTTTTTTAGACCGCCCATCGTGCCTTTCAATTTGGAGAGGCTGTCCTGAAACGCGGCACTTGCTTTCACCGCATCATCGCTCATTACCATGCCATACTTCTCAGCTTCATCGAGAAGCGCTTGTGTGGCGTCTGTAGACTGGTTGAGAAGAGGAAGCAGATCCTGACCGCTCTTGCCGAACATATCGTTGGCGAGGGCAGCTTTTTCTGTTTCGTCTGTCACGTTCTGCAAGGCCGAGACCGTTGCCGCAAAGACCTCCTCACGACTTTTGCCTTTGAGGTCGTCGAACGAAAGGCCGAGGCGCTCAAACTTCTCGATGGCTCCGGCACTGCCGTTTTGAGCGTCATCAAAGGTGTTTGTCAGCGTCTTCAGGCCGGTAGTGCAGCTGGACATTGAAGTGCCAGCCAGTTGCATGGCATAGTCCCATTTCTGGTAGCTCTCATAGGACAGGCCGACTTTCTGACTGTTCTTTTCGATTTCGTCACCGACTGCCGCAGTCTGATTTGCCATATCCCAGAGCTGCTTTCCAGCAGCAACTGCCGCAGCGCCAATGGCGGCCACCGCAGCGGCCATCGCCTTGCCGACTTTCTTTGCTACATCACCGAGTTTGGAGAACTTGCTGCCAGCGTCATCGCTCTGCTTACCGGCATCCTCGACCTCTTCACCGAAGTCGTCTGCTTCTTTGCCAGCGTCATCAAAGCCGTTTTCTGCTTCATCCAGAGCCTTGTTGTTGTCGCTGAGCTCACGCTCCATGTCGTTAAGCGCAGCCTCCGCATTATTCAGCTGAATCTGCCAGTTCTGTGTGCGCTTGTCGGTTTCGCCGAAGGAGGATGCGGCATTCTCAAGAGCTGAACGCAACGTTTCGATTTTCTGTTTCTGTGCTTCGATTTCTTTGTTCAGAACCGTGTTCCGAGCAGAAAGCGCCTGCACGGATTTGTCGTTCTTATCGAACTGAGAGGACACCAGCTTCATTTCCGAGCCGAGAACCTTAAAGGAGGAGTTGATGTCGGATAGAGCCTTTTTGAATTCCTTCTCGCCCTCAAGACCGATTTTTAATCCAAAATTATCTGCCATTTATGCCGCCTCCTTTCTTCAGATTCCGTCCGGGATAATGTCGTCGATGAAGTGTTCCCGTTTCGGGACCGCATTTCCCGTGTATTGCTTATGGCATTCCCACAGGTCCAGTAATAGACCGAACGGCATCAGCCACACTTCATCCATTGACAGATGGAGGTGGCAGATGCCGTAGTATAAAAGTCGGGTAAATAACTCCTCGTCACTTACCCGACTTCCGCGTTTTTTGAGTCTGGCTCACTTTCCACATTTCGCTTGGTGCCTTTGTAGAGAGCCTGTGTGATAGCCGCCTTGTAACCGGCCAGATCATAAGGAGTGGTGAGAAGCTCAACCTCATCCTCGGTCAGTACCGGCTTCGGCTTATCCTTGTGTTTGATGTTGTAAATGAGAATGCTCTGATTGGCCAGAAGCGTGATTAGCCACACGATCTCGCCGATGGCCATTTCAAAGTTCTCGTTCTTCATCAGCTTGTCGCCGAGGTTCTCCAGACCGCCGTAGCGTCCGGCGATTTCCTTGGTGGCTTTGGTGGTCAGAAGCAGCTCGTATTCTTCGCCGCCGACGGCGATTACAGTAGCGCGTTCGTTATCCATCATGCGGCCCTCCTTACATCAGTTCGCTATCGGACGGACGGGGCAGATTGATCTTTACCTGTTCAGGGGCAGCGGGCTCGTAGACTTCCTCGTACCAGCCGTCGATGACGCTCTGTTCCACATCCTCAGTACCCTCGGTGACTTCCGCTTTCCACGGGTGCTTACCAAAATCATCGACTCTGTTCCGGCGCATGATCGTGCCTTCGATGGTAGGAGTGGAGAAGGTAATGCTGTCGCCCTTGGTAGCGAGGTTGGTGGCTGGGATACCGAACTTCACGCGATACAGCCAGTAATACCTGTATTTGCCGTTGGACTTCTTTGCGCGGAATCCGACAGCGACAGGATCGCCGCCATCCTCGGAAGCAGAGATAATGACGCCGTTCGTATCGATGGTGGAACCGGTGAGGTCGCTTGCCACGGGAGCGCCGATATCATCAATGCCGAGGGAAAGCGTACCGGATTTGAATTCTTTCACCACTTCAGCAGCGCCGTCGTCAGCGTACAGAGTCGCTTCGTTGAGCTCCACGGAAAGATCCGCCGTCATAGCCTTCGCAAGGACGCTCGGAACACCGTAGGTCTCATTCCCGGCATCGTCCTCAGTGATTTTGGAGTAGTACAGTTTATCAAGACCGATTGTAGCCATAGGTTATACCTCCATTTCATAGTATTGGGCCACGTCGACCACATAGTGGTGGTAGCCCGTATCGGTTTCATAGCCGTTATATCTGCGGTCGGTGATCGTGAAATCTTCCCGCAGCAGTAAACGGACAAGTCTGTTTTTCGCAGCTGTATAGCTGCCTTTTGAAAAAAGAGAAAGTCGCGCCTCTTGAACATCAACACCCGGAGAGTTATCCGCATGCAAATCAAAGGTGTCTGCAAGCGGTACCACAACGATGTACTGGTCCGGTGCTTCATCTGAGAAAACGCCGGTCTCAATCGGGATGTTGAGTTCGGACAGGACTTCCTGTATATCTTCAAGAAGGCTCATATATTTCTGACCTCCTCTTCAAACTTCTGTTGCATCGCAGAAATGCACTCGGATCGGGTAGACGATTTTGCGGGTTTCAAGAAGGGTTTTGCAGGTTGACCGTGCTTTCCGTATTCCAGAATATTGGCGATTTTTGCGTTGCTGTCTCCGTCGGAACGAGGTTCGGCAAAACCGATCTTGATGTTGTGGTTCCCTTGCCGATCCACCTTTACGGATGAGGCACCGAGAGCGCCTTCCAGTTCACCGGTCGAACGCGATGGGTATTTTGTTCCTCGTCCTACTGCGCCGGAGAGATTGCTCTTAACCTTCGACAGGACAACGTCAGCACCAGCCTGCAGGACCCGCTCGGCAATGCCGTCTTCCTGACTGCCAAGGTTCTGGACTTTGTTCAGAAAGTCATCCGGTAACTTGATATCAACCTTAGCCAATGCTCGTCACCACCTTCTTTGCAAGCACCTCTGTGTACATACCGCGTCCTTTCATGTCTTCAACCGAGGTGATGTTGAAGCGCTCGCCATCACAGACGATAAAATGGGCCGTTGTGATTGTTAGGCCCGGTATCATTCGGAACCGGAACAGGTCGGTAGCCTCCGAGAATGCCGCCAGATTTGCCCAGCGCTCGGAGCCGTGCCGACCTTCCCGACATACGCGAATTTCAGCGAGGACCACATCTTGCTTTGAAGAAAAGCCCTCGCTGTCTTTCACGTTCCGCACTTCTGTGATCTGTGCAGGACGATTCATTTTTCCGTAGCTCATGTCACACCTTCCAGTCTCGGTCAAGCCGAAGCAGCAGATTGACTGTGTTCCACACCTGCTGCGCCGCATTCGTATTGTCCGCAAAGAAACCACCGGTTGATCCATCTCTGGATTCGTAGAAATGACTCGCCAGCATGATAATGGCCTGCTCCGTAGTAGCGGGCATCTCGTTTTGGGAGTAGGTGCCCGCTGGAATGTGCTGATAGCTTTCCGCATAAGAAATGGCAGCGGTGATATATCTCTCGATAAGCTCATCATCTGCCGAATGGTTGAGGATCAGATTCTGTTTGACTTTCTCAAGAAGAGTCGCCATCACCGCTGCCTCCTTTCGTTAAGATCCGGACTTCATCTGGAGCAGTTTGATGGCTTCAGGAAGAACCAGCTTGCCATCGACACGCTCCTTGGCGACAAAGCCGACCATGCCGTTACCGGCAAAGAGCTCCTTGAGCTCGGCGATAGAGCGGGTGCCACGGTCGCCGATGTTGTAGTAGCTGAAATCACCGAAGGCGACAGCAGTGCCACCAGCCGTAGGAACCGGGAAGTACGGAGAGGTGTAGACCTTGTAGCCCAGAACGCGATCCGGCTCACCGGCCTGCAGAGAAGGCTGCCAGAGGTACTGGCCGTTGTTGTCCTTGAGCTTGCGGAGCTCGGCGACGCAGACGTCGTTGGCGAGGAATACCGCGTTCTTGCGATAAGGACGCTTCAGGGAGTACACAAGGTTGATGATCTCGTCAGCGGTGACCTTAGTGGAAGAAGCCGTGGTCACACCGACCTGTGCGCCACCGGTAGCCGCGAGGATACCGAGAGGCTGGCCGACGCCGGTACCGTTGATGAAGGCATCTTCCTCGGCATTGGACAGGGCCTTGCCGAACTGCGTGATGATGTAGTTCTCAAGATTGAAGGCGTTGTCGTAAAGCAGCTCCTCGGTCACCTTGATCGCAACATGGAGCTTGTGCGCGTCCAGAATGATCTGGTCGAAGGTCGCCTCACCGAAAGTGAGAGTGCCGCCTTCCTCGATCCACGCTGCCGCAGGCTTGGTGGCCGCAATGTTGATCTTGTGCTCGCCGCTGGTGGTGATGCGGGTACCGAGGGAACGCATGACATTCTCCTCGTTCAGGATATCGATAAGACGGGAGTCGTACTCATCGGGTACCAGATAGCCGCCGTTGGCGTCGACGCCTTCCTGCAGCACGTTGCTGATCTGACGGAAGTTCGTTCTCATGGCCTGAAGCAGCGCATTCTTATACTCGGCAGAAGCGCGACCGGTCTTCTTGGGCTTGTCGCTGTCGGCGGTCATCGGCTTTTCGATGATGGGCTTGCTGACAGGTCTCTTGAGTTCGGCTTCAATGTCCTCACGGCGCTCCATGCGCTGGATTTCATTGGTAAGGGAAGCAAACTCGGCCTCCATCTCCTTGTAGGTGGCGTCGTCTGCTGCGGAAAGGGCACCGTGTTCGCCCTTGTGGGTGTCAAGGAAACCATCCATAGTTTCCACGAGTCTGTTGCGCTTGTTGCGCATCTCAGTAATAGTCATTTTGTTTACCTCCATTAAATGAATTTTTTGATGGTATTGAGCTGCTCTTTGAGCTGTGTCACAGAGCGGCCCTTCGGACTTTCCGGCTGAACCGGCTTTGCATTGATCCTGCACTTCTCCGCAATCTTTCCCATCAGGGAATTCACTGCGGTTGCCTCTGAGTACATCATTGAGGCGGCAGGCTGTTCCTCATCTTCGGAGCGGTCCTCGCGGGAGAGAATCTCGTCAATAAAGCCGAGCTCTTTTGCCTTGTTCGCATTCATCCACGTTTCGGCATCCATCAGATGAGAGATCTTCGCACGGGAGAGCCCGGACTTGATTTCATAAGCGTTCATGATGCTTTCCTTGACTTCGGACAGCATCTCGATGGCTTTTTCCATCTCGGCCCTGTCGCCCATAGCGATGGTCATCGGGTTGTGAATCATGAGCATTGAGACCGGGGACATAAGGACCTTGGTGCCAGCCATCGCAATGACGGATGCAGCCGACGCAGCGATGCCGTCAATCTTGACTGTCACGTTGCCCTCATAATCGATCAGCATGTTGTAAATCTGCGCTGCGGCCACGCAGTCACCACCGGGAGAATTGATCCAAACGGTAATGTCGCCAGAGCCGCTCATGAGCTCCTCCTTGAACAGCTGAGGAGTGACGTCATCGTCAAACCAGCTTTCCTCTGCGATTGTTCCGTTTAGATACAGCGTCCTCTGAGCCGGAGCCGTCTCCGTCTGTGCCTGATTCTTCCACTTCCAGAACTTCTTCATCGGTGTTTTCCTCCTTTCCGTCATCGTTCTGTGTATTTGCAAAGGCTCCGGCCTGTTGCAGCGGGAGCATATTGCCGTTGATAAGGTAGAGATCACCACCGGCCTCGGTAGGGATACGGTCGAGGTTTTCAAGCTCACGGATATCGTTTGCGCTCATCCAACCGTTCTGCCTTGCTGTGGCATAACCGTTCATGCGGCTTTGGTAATCTCCACGGAGCAAGCCTTCCAAATTGAACTTTACGAAATACGTGTTTTTCTCGTCGGTAGATAGGAGCCGTCTCTGCATGGACTGTTCCCAGCGGATCACCCACGGGTCCAGCGTGTACTTCACAAACTCAAGGGATTGCTGCTCAATATTTGAAAAGCTCGACTTCTCAAGGTCGCCGACCATGTGAGGTGGGACTCTGAAAATTCGAGCTATCTCATTGATTTGAAATTTTCGCGTTTCGAGGAACTGCGCCTGTTCCGGAGAAATGGATATGGGCGTGTATTTCATGCCTTCTTCCAGCACAGCGATCTTTCCGCTGTTTTGTGAGCCTCCGAACTGGCTCTGCCAAGCCTCTCTGACGCGCTGCGGGTCTTTAATCGTCCCCGGATGCTCCAGAACACCGGAAGGCGCAGCGCCGTTCGCAAAGAACTTAGCTCCGTATTCCTCCGTAGCAATCGCAAGACCGATAGCGTTTTTCGCCATCGCAATCGGGCTGTATCCCACAAGGCCATCAAAGCCGAGGCCGGGAATGTGGAGCACATCTCTCGGCTGGAGGATTACGGTTTCGTTCTTGCCACCGGCTTCATCTACGCTGCGAAGATACTGGTAATACAGCTGCCCAGCTTCATTACGATCTACGGACATCTTGTTTGGCATCAGAGGATATAGAGCCACAACTTCGTCCTTGCCATTGCGGATAATCTGCGCGTAGGCGTTACCCCAGAGGAGAAGGTGTGTCATCAGGGTTTCTCTGAACACAAACGAGCTCATCTCTGGATTCGGCTCATCGTGCAGCAGCAGGTAAAGCGAATGGTCGATGGCTTTTTCCTTGCCGCCATCTTCCTTGTATCGGTAAACGTGAAGTGGGAGTCCAGCAATTGCCTCAGCCAGAATACGAACGCAGGAGTAAACCGCTGTCATCTGCATGGCGCTGCGTTCCGTGACCGCTTTTCCGGAGGTGGTGCCGCCCATGTAGAAGGTGTATCTGGAACCAGCTGTGCTGTCCTTGGGCTTATCTCTGGATTTGAACAAGCCACTGAAAATACCCATATCTCATCACCATCCTTTCATAAAAATAAAAGACCGCGTGTATCGTAGACACTCTCGGTCATATCGTTGCCGCACCTGATTGCGCGGTCCAGCGCCATGACTGTTGCCACAGCGCCGTCTATCTTCTCTGTGGACTTTTCCTTGTCGGGCTTGATATTCCCGGCAGGGTCCGTCCGCACGTAAATGTTATCCATCATCCAGCGGAGGACGGGATGGCCTCCGTGGGCGACACGCTCCTCAAGCGTGAGTTTCATGAGCTCCTTCGTCGGTGGGGACATATCCTTAAAGCCCTGACCGAAAGGAACAACGGTAAAGCCCATACCCTCAAGGTTCTGTACCATCTGCACGGCTCCCCAGCGGTCAAAGGCGATCTCGCGGATGTTGAAGCGCTCTCCGAGGTTTTCGATGAACCTCTCGATATAGCCGTAGTGAACGACATTGCCTTCGGTCGTTTGCAGGAAGCCTTGACGCTCCCACACATCATAAGGAACGTGGTCTCGATTGACCCGTTGGAGCATGTTGTCCTCTGGTATCCAGAAGTACGGCAGGATCACGAACTTGTCGTCTTCATCCAGCGGAGGAAACACCAGCACGAATGCTGTGATATCCGTTGTGCTTGAAAGGTCCAAGCCGCCGTAGCAGACGCGGCCTTCCAGATCTTCCTCATTCACGGCAAATGCGCATCGGTCCCATTTCTCCATAGGCATCCAGCGCACAGCTTGCTTGACCCACTGATTGAGCCTGAGCTGTCGGAAGGAGTTCTCCTCGGCGGGATTCTGCTTTGCCGATTCGCAGGCGGCCCGGACCTTATCGATACCGACCGTTATGCCGAGAGAGGGGTTTGCCTTCTTCCAGACCTTTGGGTCAGTCCAGTCGTCATTTTCATCCGCACCATAGATCACCGGATAGAATGTCGGATCGATCTTCCGGCCTTCCAGAATGTCCTTTGCTTTCTGATGTGTTTCGTAGCAGATGGACTTGGTATCCGTTCCGGCAGTCGTAATCAAGAAGTACAGCGGCTGCATTCGAGCATCGCCGGACCCCTTGGTCATAACATCAAAGAGCTTCCGGTTCGGCTGGGTGTGCAGCTCGTCGAATACCACGCCGTGGATGTTAAAGCCATGCTTGGAATATGCCTCGGCTGAAAGCACCTGATAGAAGCTGTTCGTAGGCGTGTAGACAATTCGTTTTGTTGCCGTCAGAATCTTTACTCGCCGGTTCAGCGCTGGACACATACGGACCATGTCCGCAGCGACCTCAAAAACAATGGAAGCCTGCTGTCGGTCTGCAGCGCAGCCGTAAACCTCAGCCCGTTCCTCACCGTCGCCGCATGTGAGCAGAAGCGCGACCGCAGCCGCAAGCTCCGATTTGCCCATCTTCTTGGGGATCTCAATGTAGGCGGTGTTGAACTGCCGGTATCCGTTCGGCTTGAGGATTCCGAAGATGTCTCGGATAATCTGCTCCTGCCAATCAATCAGGGTGAAGGGCTTTCCGGCCCACGTACCTTTTGTGTGACACAGGCATTCGATGAAGGACACTGCGAAGTCGGCGCGTTCCTTGCTGTAAACAGAGTCCTTTGCTTTGAACTGCGTCGGTTTGTATTTTTTCAGTTGCCTCAAGTCTTATCACCTCCAAAAAGGCATAAAAAATAGCCGCCTCAAGCGACCGTCCATAACGAGGAACAGAGCCTTTCGGCTCGTCCCCGGAATCTTTTGTTTTCCGATTCTTAGTTGTAGTTTTCGAGCAGGATGCAGTATGCCATCTGCGTTGCCATATCGTCTTCGGCAGGTTCGATGTCCCAGCCTCTGTCGTAGTTGGCGGTGGTCTTGCCGTTAATCCGGATCGTCAGCTTGCTGATCTTGCCGCCGTTGATGCCGTAGAGTTCGCTGGGCTCCTCGTAGTGCTTCACCCAATAATGGCAAACCGTGTACTTGCCCTTGTTCTTGGCGTCGGGGATTCCGATGGTTCCTTCGCTCCACATAGTTCCTTCCTCCTTACTGTGCCTTGCGGACGTCGATCACCCAGCTGGCGGTGGGGTGGCTCTCGCCGGTTGCCTTTTCGATTCGGAAGTCATCCTCGTCGATGTTGTGCAGGTGCTTGCCGACCTTGATGAAGCGGATCTCCTCGAATCCGGGGTAGCTTGTGCGGTAGACCCGGCTCGTGCGGCTCTCGCCGTCGTAGCTCTTGCCATCCCAGCCGCCGAAGGTGAAGGTGACCTTTTCTTCGGTCTTGTGGAAAAGCTGCTCGAATTCGTCGCGGGCGATGCTGGTGTTGTAATCTCCGATGGTTCCGAAGTGCTTTCTGATTTCGTAGGCGTTCTTCATGGTGGGTTCCTCCGTTTGTGTGTATTTCCTTTCGGTAGTGTATATATCACTCTAAACGCCTGAAATAGCAAGTCATTTCTGCGATATAATCCGAAGTATTTTACACAAAGATTCGGGCCGGAAATTGTGTACTTTATGCCTCGCCGTAGAGGATGAAATGCACGTATTCCTTGCGATGCTCCTCGATAAAAACCACCAGTTCAAAGTAGTTTCTTTCGTAGGCCAGCCGCTGCACCATGTTCGTATCAAACATGTTCGTCAGACCGGTGTCCCGGATGGCGAGGATCTGCTTTTTGATCGTTTCAGTCATCGTCACTCACCACCCTGCAGAGATCTTCGCCGTAGGCCACGGACAGGCCGGAGCCATTGTCCCAATTCACCATGATGGAGCCGATATCGTCTACACCGATCACCGTACCGCGAGTCCCGATGGGAGGTGCCTGAAGATCGTCCATCTTCAAAAGCTCGACGCGGACACCGGGCTTGTATCGCTCACGTAGGCCCTGTAAGGCCGCTTTAGAAATCATTCGCATGTTTCCACCTCCGTCTTTTTCGAGCCGCTCTTAAAGGCCGAGGAACCGGAAAGGTTGCGGAGAAGGATCTTCCGTTCAGCCTTGTACTCATCGCCGATGAAGCCGAGCCTGAGAAGGAAGCAGCGGAAGGCGTACTTCTCGTTGTCGACTTCCTTTTCAGTCGCGTTTACTCGCTTGGCGTCCTTGGCCAGCTTGCAAAGCGCAGTGATGAAGTGGCTGTAGGCCTTGATCTCGTCGGGCTCCGGAAGGGTGCTGAACCACGGGAACGCGACACGGTCCTGTTTGACTTCGATGCCAATGTCGTCGGTACCGAGCGCCTTTTTAATCAGGCTGCCCTTGGCGTCCAGCAGCTTGAGCAGGTTGCCGACTTGTACATGCTCCAGCGGGATCTCAACCGTGAGGCCGGTTTCTTCAGCCTCGTCCTCGTCCTTTGCGGGGTTGAAGCCTGCAGCTGCAAGGGCGATGATGACCGCCTCGATGGTGTCCTGATCGGTGCGCTCGTCCCAAACCATCGTGCCGTCCTTCTCGACGGTGATGTTGCTGATGACGAATGCGCAGGTGGGCATGAATTTGTAGACCGCCTTCATGCCGATCACCTTGGAGATGACACCGACCATCTCTTTGCGATCCTGTCCGGTTACGTTGTAGTGAAGTTCTTTCATTGAGGGTACCTCCTTGTTTTTTGGTAGGTACATATATCACTCTAAAGCCTGTAAATAGCAAGCTATATTTGAAAAATAAATGTACCAATTATCAGGGGAAAACCGAGGCCCTCATTCGTCTACATTAGACACTTCATCATACCGGAAGGTCACGCCGTCGCGCTGTACCGTCACGCCATCAGCGGAACCGACCTGCTCGATGTACCGCTTGACGATGACGTCGCAGAACTTCTCGTCGAGCTCTACGGTATAGCAGATGCGCTCGGACTGCTCACAGGCAATCAGAGTGCTGCCGGAACCGCCGAAGGGATCAAGCACCACGGCATTGCTCATGGAGGAATTCATGATCGGGTACGCCAGAAGCGCAATCGGCTTCATGGTCGGATGGTCGCCGTTTTTCTTCGGTTTATCAAATTCCCAGATGGTCGTTTCCTTGCGGCCCGTGTACCACTGGTGCTTGCCGTTTTTCTTCCAGCCGTAGAGGACCGGCTCGTGCTGCCACTGATAGGGGCTGCGTCCGAGCACCAGCGACTGCTTCTTCCAGATGCAGCAGCCGGACAAATAAAATCCCGCATCGGCGAAAGCCCTGCGGAAGTTGAGTCCCTCGGTATCGGCATGGAACACATAGATGGAGGCGTCGTCGGTCATGACGGCTTCCATGTTGGTGAAGGCGTCGAGCAGGAACTGATAAAAGGCGTCGTTCGCCATGTTATCGTTTTTGATCTTTCCGGCGCTGCCTTCGTAGTTCACGTTATACGGAGGATCGGTAATCACGAGATTCGCTTTGACGCCGTCCATCAGGGTGTCATAGGTCTCTTTCTTGGTGGAGTCACCGCAGACCAGCCTGTGCTTTCCAAGCGTCCAGATGTCTCCGGCCTTGGTGAAAGTGGGCTTCTGCAGTTCTGCATCCACATCGAAATCGTCATCGTGAATTCCGTCCTTCAAGCTGGCCTTGAAGAGGTCGTCGATCTCTGCCGGATTAAAACCGGTGAGCGATACATCAAAGTCCTCGCCTTGGAGATCCGCGATGAGGAGAGCCAGCTTATCCTTATCCCAATCGCCGCTGATCTTGTTCAGAGCGATGTTCAGCGCCTTTTCCTTTGCCTCATCCATTTCAACCACGACGCAGTCTACTTCGGTGATGCCAAGGTCAATCAGGACCTTAAGACGCTGGTGACCGCCGACCACGCGTCCGGTTTTCTTGTTCCAGATGACCGGTTCCACGTATCCGAACTCCTCAATGGAGCGCTTCAGCTTTTCGTATTCCTCATCTCCGGGTTTCAGGTCTTTACGGGGATTGTATTCTGCGGGAAGCAGCTCCGCCGTTTTCTTCTTTTCAATATTCATAGACAAGACCCCACTCAGCGAATTTTTCAAAGCCGCCGATAGAGCGGATGAAGGTTCTCGCTGTTTCTACGATTTCTCTGTAAGGGATACCGCACACATCGGCATCACCGATGGCGCAGCAAAGCTCGACCGGCCTTCCGGTTTCCTGAGCCTTCAGCCATGCGTAGATGTTCACGCTGACGTCGGCCTTCGACAGGTCCTTGCCGTGAAGACCGCCGCCGGTGACGGAATCGCCCATATCGCTGCCGAGCTTGCGGTTGGTAGCGCCGGTATCGACATCCGTACCGCCGGTCCATTCACCGAGCGGATTGATCTCGGCATTGGGATAGGTCTCGCGCAGGTTCGCGTTCTTCGCATTGCTCTGACAGATGATAAGCCGGTCGCCATCTAAAATGTATTTACCGTCGCTGGCGTAGACCTTATAAAGGAAGTCGGCAATGCTGGTCAGCTGCTTCTGCTCTTCGGTAACAGGTACACCCTTAAAGATGCCGTTGTCACCGCAGTGGATGCCGTCGATCTGGTTGTCTGCCAGATGCTCATCCTGAGCGACCTCGCGGTAGTCGACGATAAGGTCCCCGGCGATGCTTTGTACAGCAGCAACAACATCAGCTGGTTCGAGCGGTACGGACGTCTCTGCGATGATGTGGCAGGTGCCGTGCCCGATAAGAACTTCGACCGCAATTCTGGGATTGCTTTCTTTCTGGTACGCAAGATCGACAAGGGCACCGGCAATGCGGTCAGCCACCTTGTCGGGATGTGCTGGATTGACTTTTTCAAACATAAAAATACCTCCGATATTAGTTTCCTCTTCGTGCTGTAAGCAGGCGCTCCATCAAATCGTCCTGTGGACTTCTTCCTCCGTACTCAACGGAGCAGTTTTCCTTTACGATCTGGTAGATCTGATACCAGACCTGATTGACCTGCTTCATGTAGGTTTGGCTCATCGCTACATAGGGAGAAGCGATGGCATTTCCGGTAGTGGGATGTTTGGCAAGAAAACCGTACTCGGAGATACATTCCTCACACTGAATCCATCTGGAGACGGACATGGCGTATTGCTCGATGAGCTGGTTGTTTACTAACATTTCACAGCCGCGAGCCTTGAGCCAGTTCCAAGTGTCCCGGTAGACCTCCTCGGCGCACAGGTCCTTGCCGCTTTTTTGAGCAGCTTTCAGGTAGTCCTTGATCGGAGGAACGTCAGCGCCTTCAATCTCGGCTGGTTCAGGGAGAACCATCGCACCATTCAGTCTGCCGTCAGCGATTTTATCGGTCAGTGCCTTTGATTTTCGGCCTGCACCGACTCTTGGACCGCCTCTGTTAGTACCGTCTTTTGCCACACATTTCACCTCACTTTCCGTGTCTGGGGTTAATACCCCGTTTGATTTCTGATTTTTGCGTTCGTGACCCCACGCCGCTGTCCGCATCGAAAGGTCGTAGAGATTTGACCGGCCCTACCCGGTGCGGAGAAGGACGGAAGAACTATCACCTGTCGCCAAGCTCGTGGTGGATCTTCGTGTGGCAGGACTGGCAAAGACTCATCAGATTGCTTTCCGCGTGTGTGCCGCCTTGTGATATCGGGCGAATGTGGTGGACTTCTTCGACCGGAGTGAGTCGGCCTTCCTTCAAACACATTTCACACAACGGGTGGGCCTTGACATACCTGTCCCTGATCCGCTTCCAAGCCCTGCCGTATTTCTTGTTGACGTCGGGGCTGCGTTCGTACTTGTTGTACTGGCCACGGGCCAGCTTTGCGTGTTCCGGACAGTAGAGCTCGTCCGTCAGGTTAGGACAGCCGGGGTAACGACACGGCTTCTTTGGTCGCCTTGGCATCGTTTCACCTCGCTTTCTGGGCAACAGAAAAGCCCTGCAGGAGAGGGCTCCCACAAGGCTTCTGTATGTTTCACTTTGTCCATCTTAATACTATCATAAGAGGCGACTCTCAATCTCTCTCATTTACTCTCATGATAGCGGCCACACAGGAAAGTGCCGTGTCGTGCATCCGGTAAATGTGCTGGATACTGTAATGCATTTCAACCGCAATCTTCTCCCACGAGAGGAAGCATAAATAGCGCTTCTCCAGCAGGGTTTGCAGTTCAACATCCGAAACGGCGTGGATTGTGGCCATGATCTCCTTCTTCAGTTCTACCAAATCCTCGACGTCGTGTTTCAGGCTGTCCTCAACCTCGATTATCTTCAAAACGGCCCGCTCTATTTTGGAGCCGCCACGATTCGGGTTTCTGGGCATGTCGCTGTAAACAACGGTGCAGGAAGTGGCCAGTTCATTTAGGGACTCGATCTGCTGGAGCTTGGATTTAATCCGCATGTCCAGCGTCCGGGCCTGTGACAGATATTCTTTAGCGGTCATTTCGCTTCTCCTTCCGTAACTCTTTGATGAGGAATTCCGGATCGACTTTTGACAGGATGCCGAACCAGCCGGAACGAAAGAAGCGCTCAATTTCCTGAAGCTCCCGCTCGTCGTCGGTCAGTCGGTAATCCTTGACCGCTTGTAGAATGATGGCGTTTGCCAGATTCTCGTATGGGTTCAAAGTCGCACCTCCGAATTTGTGATCACTCGGATTGGCACGGATTGTCGAATTTTGTCGAAGATTGTCTTTAGATTTTCAGGTTAGCCTTTACTGCAGCGATTAAAGCAGACTGTGTTTTGTCCTTGGCCTTCAGAGCTCGGAGAATCTGCTCATCAATGGTGCCTTCGGCTACGATGTGCTGCACAATCACCGTTTCTTCCGTTTGGCCTTGTCGCCAGAGCCTTGCTATGGTCTGTGAGTAGAGCTCAAGGGACCATGTCAGGCCGTACCACACGATGTGGTTCCCGCCGGACTGAAGATTCAGGCCATGACCGGCAGAGGCTGGGTGAATCAGCGCTACCGGGATTTCGCCATTGTTCCATCTGCGGATACTGTCGGCAGAGTCCAGCTTGGAAAACGGGATATGCCGCTCATGCAGCCTTTTCATGATCCGGTTCAGATCGTGCTGATACCAATAGGCCACCAGAAGGGGTTTCCCATTTGCGGATTCGATGATGTCTTCCAGAGCGTCGAGTTTTTGGCTATGGATTTCCACCATGCCGCCGTTATCGTCATATATCGCGCCGTTTGCCATCTGGGACAGCTTGCCGGAGAGGACTGCGGCATTCGCTGCGGATATTTCGCCTGCAGGGAGGTCCAAAACGAACTGCTTTTTCATGTCATCGTAGACTTCCTGCTCGTCCGGGGAGAGATAGACCTTGTATTCCGTAGAAACGAGATCCGGCATCTTGATGTGGTCCGTCGATTTCATGGAAATGGTGATATCCGAGATTTGCCGATATATGGCGTCTTCGGCTCCGGGTCTGGGGCGATAGCTGTAAACGATCTGCCCGTTCATCTTGTCCGGGACAAAGTAGTTCTGGCGATAGTGGGAAATGAAGCGTCCGAGGCGCTTTCCCATGTCGATGACCTTGAACTCTGCCCACAGATCCATCAGACCATTGGAAGCTGGAGTGCCGGTCAGCCCGACTACGCGCTTTAGCTTGGGCCGCACCTGCATCAGTGCTTTGAAGCGCTTTGACTGGTGATTCTTGAAGGACGAGAGCTCGTCTACCACCACCATGTCATAATCAAACGGGATCTTGCTCTGGTCGATGAGCCACTGCACGTTCTCACGGTTGATGATGTAGATGTCAGCTTTCCGGTTGAGGGCCGCTTTGCGTTCTGCCTCAGTACCGACCGCTACGGAATAAGTCAGGCCATGTAGCTGGTCCCATTTCTGAATTTCCGCACTCCATGTGTCACGTGCTACGCGGAGAGGGGCGATGACCAGCACCTTGTGAACCTCGAAGCTGTCAAACAGAAGGTCTGCAATCGCCGAGAGCGTAATGCTCGTTTTGCCGAGGCCCATGTCCAGCAGAACTGCTGCAAAGGGGTGATCCTCGATATAGCGGATCGCGTATTTCTGATAGTCATGTGGTTCGTATTGCATCAAGTATTCCTCCAATCTGCTCCGGATTGTCCAGCACAAACACCTTGAAGCCGAGCCGCCTAAGAAGTTCGTGTCTGGCTACCTGCAAAGGTCTCGGTTCCTTGCCCGGTGCCTTGACCTCCACAAATCCGACTTTTCCGTTCGGCAGCAGCACCAGTCTGTCCGGCATGCCGCCAAAGCCGGGACTCACGAACTTGGGCGCTATGCCGCCGTAGCTTTTCACTGTATTGACTAATTTCTGTTCTATGGTTTTCTCTCGCATAATGCTCCTCCATCAGGAATTAATGGGTGGGTGCAGGTCGTGAAGGTTATTTCCAGAACTTTTCTTATAGTTGATTTTTTAAGGTCCTAAGAAAAGTTTTAGTAGAGACCTTCACGACCTGCACCTTTACCGTTATTCCATGAAATCTGACTTGAGCTGGAGCCCGTAAATCACGACTCCCTTTTTCGTTTTGTGCCTATCGAAACCGCCTGCGGATTCAAGAGCTACGTAGAAATCTGTCGTGCTGCGGATATAGTCGCCCACCTGCGTGCAATAGCTGCGGTATGCGTTGTAGACCTCACCGGACTTGGCGGTCAGGGCAGGACCGACCTCGCAGCATTCGTCGAGGAACTGCGTGAGCCAGTCGTTATTATCCTTGTACTTCTTGATTGCCTCCACCACGACAGCGGGCTTATCAATGTGGTAGTCCTTGTCGATGGCGCGTTTGGCACCGTCCATGATCCACTTGAGGACCGCTCCGCCAGCGTGCTCGAAAAGATAGTCGGCATAGTTCTTGATGTCGGATTTGCCCTCGATCTTGGCGTTGAACGGAATCACGATCAGCCTGCGCCATGTACCGGCATCAATCGCACCGACTTTCGGCAGGTGGTTGGTATAGAGCACCAGCGTGTGGCTTGGTACGAAGCTGAACGGGTCCTTGTACTTCTTCTCGGCATAGATCTCGTCCGTCGAGCAGAGCTGTTTCACGTTAGATGTGTTCAGGCGCATACCTTCTTCCAACTCTGCCGCGATAATGAGGCGCTTGCCCTTAACTTCGGCCAGCTCCGGCTTTACGTTGCGCTTGCAGCCGACCGTCAAGGTGTCTGCGGACATGTTGCCACTGTAGGTGCCGAGGACGCGGGAGATCGTGTTCCAGAAGGTGGACTTACCGTTGCGGCCTTCACCGTAGGCAATTACAAGGCCTTCAATATGCACCTTGCCGATAGCAGCAAGACCGGCGATCTCCTGCACATAGCGGATAAGGTCAGCGTCGCCGCAGAAGAAAGTATCGAGCGCATCGTGCCAGATATCCTTGCCGTCGTCGGACGGGTCAACGGTCGTCTGCTTGGTGATGAAGTCGGTGGCTTCGTGCTCATGGACCGCCGTAATGCCGAGCCGCAGGTCGTAGGTAGCCGACGGAGTGTTGAGCAGGAACTCATCGGCATCAAGGTCGCGCTGGTCGATCTCCACCATCGGTCGAGCTTCTTTCAGCGCAGCAGTGATGTATTTTGAGTCCCGGCGCTTGATGGCGTAGTTCCTGTAGGTTGTTGCATTCTCGTATTTCTGGAAGGAACGAGCCTGTTCCGAGCTGAAGACGGACGCAGCCTTCTTCGGACCCATCGAGGCGAGAATCTCCCACGCACCGTTTTTCACCATCTCGTCGGTGGTCTTCTTGATTTCGGTTTCGGCCTCCTCAAGCTGGCGGGTGGTGAGCTCCTGCGCGATGCCCTGAGACTTGGGCTTGGTCTCCTCCCAGAAGCTGCCGTTATAGACAAGGAAGTCTGTTGACGGAGAATAGCGCAGCTTGCCTTCATACTCCCGCGCCAGAACAACGGCCTGCCCGACATCGGAATAATCCGACGGCTTGAGCAGAAGGTCCTGATTGTACTGCTCCGGCGGGATATAGCCTTCCTGAGTAGAGACCTTGCCATAGAAGCGCTGCGCACTGCGCCAGATGCTGTCAAGCTCGGACTGCTCCAGCGGAGGAACGCACCGCGCTGCGATCTCTGCGAAGTGGGCGTGAGCCTCGTCGGTGTTTCCGTAGCGCTTCAGAATCCGTCCGGCATAGTGCGACATGGTGGAGTTGCGGCTGCCTTCCGGGATAGGGATTTCACCATAGTTTCCGGCATCCATCGCCGCATCAAAGTCATCGTCGGTGAGGAATGTGGTCAGCGTCATAGGCCCATCGAAGATCTCAACCTCCGGCTTGTCGGTCCCGAAGAAGAACCTCGCTGCGTCGAGAGCCTTGGTGTCAAAGTACGGAAATGCGGCATTGACCTGCTTTTTCATGTCGCTGTATTGTGCCGCATCAGTCAGCGGATCAATGGCAAAGAACACATGGAACTTCGGCCTTGCAGCTTTGCCGTTTTTCTTCTTCATGTGGTTCCGGCTGAAATGGACCGCAAACGCCACACCGGGAAAAGCAGCAGCGACATCGGAAGGATAGATCCAGTCATCCGGATCTTCGCTGTGGTCGTTGTCGCAATCAACCGGCAGACAGTTGCTCCCGATGAAGTTGTCGTTGCTGCGATAGCTGCCCTTGTACTCGGCACAGACATAGTCGTGTTCGACCGCCTTCAGCAAGGAGTCTTTATCCGTGACAGTGACCTCATGCGGATAGGAGCAGTTGCCTGCGATCCCAATGCAGTCGGCATGGTAAATCGTAAAATTCATCTTGTAACCTCCTCGCAGTTCTCGCTGAAGTAGCGGATTCGGTGGCCTTTCCAAGTGGCACGTTTGATTTCCGCGTCCATCCCATCGGAGATGCGCTCTCCAAACACCCACACCTCGGCGCATTTGCTCATGATGGCATTGCCGAAGAATAAACCGAGCTCGCGTTCTTTGGGATTGTGGTCATCAAGGAACTGCGGGAACAGCAGGTGTGGTGCAATTGGGATGTATCCGGACTCCACAGCATACCGGCTGTAACGCCTTGCAGCTGCGGTGTTGTTTTCTATGTCTCCGGCATATGGGCTGCAGATATACACGATTGGCCTGAATGCTCGGAGCGCTTTTTCTTCTTTTTCTATGGCACAGAAGGCACCGAATGCGGTAGGGTCCGCATAGCCTTCTGCGTTTTTGTATTCAGCCATAAGGCACCTCCAATTAGTCTTTTTTGTAGAACATGGTCTCGTAGCCATCGGCTCGGAGCTTCAGGCCGCTTGCCCACGGTGGCGTCCGGCCCATCTGCTCACAGAGGACAGAAAGGCTGACCTTCGGACTGGCTTCAATGACCAGCTCATCGTGGATGTGCATCGTAATAAAGCAGTGGCTGAGCGTCCGCATGGCATAGCACAGAATGTCGCGGGAAGTTGCCTGAACAATGTTCTCGACGAGTTTCGGACCGTAGGTATCAAGCCGCTCCCATTTCTTTGTGCTGCCGACGCCTTCGTAGGTGATGCATTCGCCGCCGAACTGATTTACACCGAGTTTCGGCTTTACATAGGACAGCCTTCTTCCGGACGGGAGCGTGATAAAAAGCATGCCGCTCTGATAGACGAAGTGGATGTCACCGACATACTCCTCGGTACGGTATTTCAGGGCATTCATGGCGGCCCGGTCTATGTCCCACCAGAAGCGGACGATGTTCTGATTCGAGTTTCGCCATGCGGTGACCAGCGGCTGAAGCTCGCCTTCCTGCAGGCCCATTTCCAGTGCTCCCATCGCTTTGAGCGCACCTACGGACCCTCCGTAGCCGAGCGCCAATTCCGCGATTTTGCCTTTCTGCCGGAGGTGGCCATTGATGCCGTGCTTTTCCACCGGCACCTTGAACATCTGTGAGGCAGAGGCGCAGTAGATATCGTCGCCTTTTTCAAAGACCTCCTGACGCCATGCTTCACCGGCAAACCAAGCCAGAACTCTGGCTTCGATTGCAGAGAAGTCGGAAACGATGAACTTGTATCCGGCCTTCGGTACGAATGCGGTACGGATCAGCTGCGAGAGCGTATCCGGAACATCTTCATAGAGAAGTTCCACGGCATCAAAGTTACCGGCGCGGACAAGCCCACGTGCCTGTTCCAAATCTGACAGGTGGTTCTGTGGCAGGTTTTGCATCTGGATGAGTCGGCCTGCCCAGCGGCCTGTGCGGTTGGCACCATAGAACTGAAACATGCCTCTGGCTCGACCATCAGCGCAGACCGCCTTTTCCATCGCCTGATACTTCTTCACCGACGATTTTGCGAGCTGCTGTCGGAGAAGAAGCACCTTCTGCAGCTCAGCCGGAGCGGTTTTAATCATCTCGGCGACTTCCTTCTTTCCGAGGGAATCCACCTCCAGACCGTTATCCGAAAGCCACTGCTTCATCTGCTGCACCGAGTTCGGATTATCCAGCGCGGTGAGCTTTTTCATGGCAGCGGTCAGCTCTGAGCGGGACCGGGTGTCCATTTCGATGGCGGCACGGACAAGCGCCATGTCGAGGGAAACGCCTCTGTCGTTGATTTCCTGATCGAGGTGGTATTCGTCCCAGACGCTGTCCGGAACCGGGAACTTACGCAGCTTTTCCTGAATGGACATCTCCACATCCACGTCCCGAATGTTGTAGGTTTTGAATGCCTCCCACTTGTCCGGAGCGTTTGCAGGCAGATTGCGGGTGCGGCCACCGTTCGTCTTCGTAGGAGCGCAAGGCTGGCAGAAGTATTTGATGAGGTCTTTTCCTTCAGTCAGTTTCTGCCTTTCGAGGCCGAGAACAGCGCCGACGCCTTCAAGTGATAAAGGCAATCCCATATACGCCGACCAGATCATCGTGCAGCGCCAAGAAGCCGGATCAAGATAGTCCCCGACGGTATCCTCTGGGATGCTGTAGCCGGTGTTATCGAATGCGTCGTGATCACGGAGCCAACGGGATAGGCAGATGCGTTCAAATTGTGCGTTGAAAGCCCATTTGATGATGCGGTCATCGATCAGGGCCGCAATAACCTCCGGCGGTAAGGTTTCGCCACAGGCAAGATCGACTGTCCGGACGCTGCTTCCGTCTACGGAGTAACCGAACAGCAGAATTTCAAAGTCCGGTGCTTCGGTGTATTTGTAGACACCGCACTTGGCCAGATCCACGCTGCTGTATGTTTCAATATCGATACTCAAAGTTTTCATACACATTGTCCTTCTCATAGCCTGACCGGGTGACGAGATGACTCCCGCCACCCGTAGGCCGTTACGGTTATTCGTTAAGCTGCTTCATGCGGGCTTCGTGGTATTCCACCTCACGGATGGCACGGTCACGCTCAATCTGCTGGCGCTCGGCTTCCCATTTTGCATTACGCTGTTCACGTTCAGCATCAAGGGCTGCGTTGCGCTTTTCACGCTTGTGTTCCTCAACAGCGTCGATGATGGACCTGACGATCCAGAACAGTGCCAGAAGGAGCCACAGGGACAGGAGCAGGATGCAGAGAATTCCGGTGATGTTTTCCATATCGGCACCTCCTTAAGACAAGAAGTCTTCATCTGCGTCGGTCGAGAAGTCGGACGCAGCGCTTGCCTTGCCGCCGAGGGGTTCGCCGTCGCGGATCTTCTGAAGATTGTTCAGGCCGCAGGCAATGCCCTTATTTCCGTTCGAGTTGAAGGCGTAGAAGTTGATGCTGGCTCTGCCGTACACGCCGGAGTAAACTTCGGAGCGGGACAGAATCGGGTTACAGTCGGCATCGACGATACCGGGAGCCGTCGCGGAGTTGGCGTTGATGAAGTAGCAGCCAGCATAGGCCGGATCATCAGGGCGCTCGGTGTCACCGTCGCGCAGAGGCGTTTTGATGGCAGACAGAGGCGGTACCGTGCGACCATTGCCCTTGAGCTTGGCCTGACCCTCTTCATAGGCGGCCTGGATTGCAGCCTTGACCTTCTGAACGGTCGCGGTGTCGGCTTTCGGGATGATAAGGGATACAGAGAACTTGGGAGTGCCGCCGTTGATAGACTTTGCTTCCCAGACATTGGCGTAGGACCAGCGAGTGTCCTTGCCAGTAATAACCTTCATGGGGCTTGCGAGTTTAGTAGTGTTTGACATTTAGTTGTCCTCCTTAAAATCATCAGTAATGGTTGTCATTGCCGGTCTCTTATCGCTGTCCGGCACCAGCGTCGGTTTGCCTTGAGGCTTCGTGATGAGGCCTCCAAGGATGTCGTTGAATTGCTTCTTTCCGAGAAGCGTGGTCATAGCTGTTACGCCGAGAACCTTGTGTTCATAGGGGTCATACCCGGCAGCGGAAACAGCTGCGATGACGGCATTCTCGTCTGTGTACTTGCGGTTGGAGCGGCCTTCGACCAGCTTGTAGCCGGACCAGTGTTTGCCGCTGATGGCCGCCTGCAGCGCGTAGTCCTTGATGTCCGATGCCCAAGAAATCAGGTCGTCCACCTTGCGGAGAACTTCCTCGACCTCTTCGTCGGACAACAGAGGCGGTTGCCGGAACTCGAATCGTGCGAGCTCCATGTTGGCCTTTGCGCGTTCCCGGCAGTCGGCTTTTGCCTTGCAGAACTGACACCATTCGCCGCAGTGATAATCACCGCTGCCTTCAAAGGCGAGCTCTGCTGTCGGTGCCAAGACCTGCTCGGCCCATTCATAGAGTTCATCCTTCGGAATGGTGAAGGTGCTGACATTTGATCTGCGCGGTTGGTAGATGGTCATGCTGACGGTGTCGATGTCGTAGATGTCGTCGAACAGCTCCAGAGCGCCGAGGGCGTACAGCTTCATCTGCGGATTTTCTTCTGCTTCGACCAGTACGCCGCGACCGTGCTTGTAGTCGACGATGTTCAGCGTTCCGTCTGCGATGATGACGCAGTCGCCGGTGCCGAAGCCGTCCTTGACATACTTGGAGTAGTCAAGCCGCTGCTCGATCAGGATCACAGGGTCGGCGCAGGTCTTCTTGGCCTCTTCGATGAGCTCCAGCACGAAGGCCACATAACCGGATGCGCAATCTTCCATCTCGGTGTTGTACCAAGTGAGGTTCTCGGTCGGGTCCTCGGCCTCCATGCCCAGAGCCTTGCGCAGCTTGTATTCGCAGAGCGCATGAGCGTCGGTACCCTCGGCTGCGAAATCGCTGCCTTTGTCGTCGTAGCCTTCGCAGAGTCTTGCGGAGGGAGGGCAGTTCAGCCAGCGGTGCGAGGAGCTTGCGGAAAGCAGTGCGTGATTACCCATTTCCGAGCACCTCCGCATCGGCCACCAGCGCCTTGTAGTTTTCCGGGTCGATCTCGGAGAGCTTCTTGGCACCGTACTTCAGGAGAAGATCGCGGACCTGAGCGGTAAAACCGCTGCGGGACTTTTCAGCCAGAATCGCACGGACCTGTTCAAGCGTGAGAGCCGGTTCCGTCGCCTCGACGGGAGCTGCGTCCTCGGTGTCACTGTTGCCGCTAAATGCGCCGGTCAGCCAGTTGGCGATGGAGTTAATAGAAGATGCAATATCCCGTAACTCTCTGATGGTCGCATCCAGTTCGCTCATTTTGCTCATTACCGTTTCCTCCTTCCTGAGATTTGCTTGTCTGGCTCTGCTGGATCAACTTCCTTGCCAGACGCTTTGACACTACGCTGATTGCCGTAAGCACACCGATGAGCTCTTCATCGGCTACGGCCTGATTGACTTTCGCGGACTCGTTCATGGCGGTTCCTCCTTTCTGAGGGGCGATGTGTTTTTGCCTTCCTCACTACCCACTGGAGGGAAATGGCCAAAGTGGTCCGCTTTTTTTTGAAAAAAGTTTTTGACCGCCGCAGGAGGCCTTTTCTCCCACGGCGGCCATGTTGAATTAGAAGTAGAATTCCTTCAGGCTTTCATAAAGCTCCGACTGGATCTTCGCCCAATGGCGCTTGAAGGTCGAACGTGCCATCCCCATCAGGTCAGCTGCCTCGCGTTCCGAATGACCCTGCATAAACAGTTCGCAGATGCGTTTGCCTTCGGGATCAAGACGGTCGAGCTCCGCATAAAGCGCCTTGAGGAGTTCCGCATCCATAAGGATGGACTCGGTAGAAGGTGCATCGTCGACGAGCGTGTCCTCAAGGGTGAGTTCGTCGTTCTCGCCGCCGATGACGGTTGAGGTAGAGACCTTGCGGCCTGCAGCATAGAAGGGGCAGCCGGGACATACACCGTCGCATTTCCAAAGCTGAGCCTTGGTGCAGGTGCATTCGCCGTTCTTTTGCGCATGATAGCGTGCTGCCCAGATGGGCTGGTAGTAAGTGCGGTAGACTTCCTCGCTCACTTCAACAAGGGTCCCGTCGACCGGGATGTAGTATTTCTTTGCTTCGTTTGACATTAAAATTTCCTCCGTCGTTTGTCTGGGAACGGAGGAAACTTCAAGGTCAGCTGCAAAAAGGCAATAGAAACCTAACCGCAGTCCTGACGGAGGTTTTCTCCGTTCGGGTCTGCAGCTTCCTTATCCAGTAGGCAGCTGTTCGTATTTACTTGTCCCGTCAGGCGACACTGGATCATCCGGGGCCAGCGGATGTATCGCTTGAGGGCGTGAGCTTTAACTCACATCTTGATTTTAAGAAAAAACGGCTCCAATCTACATGGAGCCGACTTGTAGGAGACTTGGAAGAAACTTGGACAGGTTACAGAAAAATAGAAAACTTTGAGTTCACGAAGTTGAAACACATAAAATACAAATGCGGGATTGAAAAATGTGAAGGTTTGTGATATAATATGTACATCTCTAACTATCGACGGTCGCCGTATGTGATATTCTGGCAAATACGGGTGTAAGGAGGAGCTGCCATGACATACAGCTATAACAAGCTCTGGAAACTATTGATTGATAAAAACATGATGAAGAAAGACCTTATGGCAAAAACAAAAATCACCTCTTCCACAATTGCAAAAATGGGAAGAGGTGAAGCCGTAAGCATGGATGTGCTTGGCAGGATCTGCGAGGTATTAGATTGTAATATTGGTGACCTTGTGGACTTTGTAAAGGATGATGAGTAACAAAGAAAGGAGGGCTTGTCTATGACGCTGTGTTTTGCGGCGCTTATAAAAGTACTTAAAATCTGCGCTAAGCCCAAAGTCTATAACAAGACCCTCTGTGGTGCCGTTGTAAAATCGCTCGATGAGTATTACGGCGGTATTTTAGAGTCTGATGACAGCACTGTGAGTCATTTGCTTTCATGCGACTACAATCTTTCTCCAGTTGATGTTGTTGAACCTATGCAGAAGATGAGCATGCTTGCCCTATCGCAAGCTATGGAGAAATACGTTATTCCGTTGATTGATCCCGATAAGATTCCTCTTGCGATCCTGACGCTGCAGGACTTGGCCTTATCTACGGTCTCATCCAATGAGGCTAAGATAGGGAGACTAAGTAGAGCAGATCTCGTATTGAAGGTTTCATTTAATCCAGCAGATTTCTTTGCTGACGTATTTTCCTTTGTGGCAACAGGAATAGAAAACAAAGCTGGCAAGGAAACCATAAATCTGGTCACGGAAGACTATGTTAATGGTTTTGAGAAAAACAAAGGCAATATAGCCATTGAAGAAACCGTTTTTATCGAGACACAGGAGCTTGAAAGAACTCTTGCCGATGAGGATTTTGAAGCTGTATTCCGTGAAGTGGATCACGGAGAAGCCTTATCGCTGAAGAATAAAAGCGGCATCAGCCTCTATTATTTAGACATATCCGATTCAGCGTTCGACTACATGGCGCTTAATGAATACCTCTTTGATAGTGTTGGCATGTATGTTTATTCTCGAACGAAGCTAAAGGAGTTTGAGGACAAGAAAAAAGCTCGGAGCATTGGGGCGAAAGCCCTGCGCTTGATGAAGGCAAATGGCAAACCGGATGAAAAAGGGACAGGCAATGAGCTGGGTGAAATGCTCCTGTTTACTTTTATGGAAGGCAGCCTTCACGCTCCAAAACTGCTTAGCAAGGTCGAAATAACAACTGGTGCAAGTCAGTTCAAAAGTAAAAGTGATTGTGTTCACCTTCTGAAAAGGAAGGTTAATGGAGTAATCAGCTATCAACTTGTATTTGGCACATCCAGCATTACCGGAAAGATAGAAGACGCTATCGATTGTGCGTTCGAGGCTTTATCGGCTATTAAAAGCGGGCGGACAAGAGAGCGCCAGATGGTTGATAGTACACTTTTCAACCATACCTACGATCAGGAGACTACAGAGCGTTTAAGACAAATCCTCGTTCCGAGCAAACAACGACAAAGCGATCCGGATATGGCCTTTGGTGTTTTTATTGGGTACTCATTGGATGTTATCGCTGACGATAATGACACCTTTAGGGCATTGGCCTCTGATAAGATGTTGTCTGATATTAAGGCCGCGATTCCATACATCGAGAAGAAAGTGTCGGAACTGAATCTTGGTATGCACTCGTATTATTTCTATTTCCTGCCGTTTAACGATGCAGAGAAAGATAAGAAGGAAATAATGGATGAATTGTTGTTGGGAGGTGTTCATTGATGAATGAGCCTGCCAGCAGCCTTGGATATGCTATTTTTCACGGATTAGAACATGATGATTATCTAAACGAAATATACGAGGCTTTACTGCAAAATTATTTTTTGCAGTTGTTTAAGGTTCATGATGTGGCATCTGTGGGGTTTGACACAGAGGATGCGTTAAGGTTTGCAGACCTGTTGTCGAAGTCAGTTCATGTTAAAGAATCCGAAAAGCATAGATCTCTGGCTCAGGAGATTGTCACTCTTCTTCATACGCTTAAACCAAATGATGCTGCTATCGAATATGTGATGGGATCAGTCCTTTCGAGCACCAGCAACTATTTAGGGCTTCAGCATAGTGTTCCGGAGTTCTTTGAGGCCGGTGTTCTCGAAAGGTTGTCCACCGCAATTGATAAGGAATATCTGCGGATTCCGTCCGAGAATGATAGTTATTTCCTCAGCTCTCAAAAAGAGGTTTATGACCACATGGTTGAAGATCGTTTCTTCAGCTACTCCGGTCCAACCTCGATGGGAAAATCGTTTGTAATGCGCACGTTTATTCGAGAGCGAATTAAGCAGGAGCCTAACAGCAATTTTGCGATTATTGTCCCGACGAAAGCATTAATCAATGAGGTGTCGAAAGAAATATCTGATAGCCTTGGGCAATTGCTGCGAGAATACGACTATAGGATTGTTACATCTGCAGGTGCCGTCATCTTACAGGATAAAAACGAGCATAGATATGTATTTGTGATGACGCCAGAAAGATTGATGTACCAGTTAATCGGTTATCCAGATATCCCTATACAGTATTTGTTTATCGACGAAGCTCAGAAGATTTCAGATAAGGAAGGCCGTAGCGCGTTCTACTATCAAATAGTCGGAATGCTCTATAGAACTGAACCACATCCGAGAATTGTGTTCGCTTCACCACATATTCCTAATCCGGATATTTATCTTGAGCTTGTCCCCAATGCCATAGAGGGCGAACGGACAAAACTCGTATCGTCTTATACTCCAGTTAGTCAGGAAAAATTCTTGATTGATCTTCAGACATGCGATTTGGGCTATTATAATTCGCTGACAGAAGACTTGCACCTAATCGCTAAATTTGATCCAAGCAAGAGCTTTCAATCGTTCCTTGTAGAGCTTGGGACGGGCAAAAAGAATCTTGTGTATTGCAATGCCAAGGCTAAAGTTGTTGATTTTGCGAGAGAGTATGCAGACAGCCTTCCTTCTTTACATGACCCAGATTTAATTGCGCTGGCCGAAGAAATCCGCGAGGAAGTTCATGAGAGCTATTTCCTTGCAGATACCGTTGAAAAAGGTGTGGCCTATCATGTGAGTTATCTGCCCACAAGTATCCGTCTGCGAATCGAGGAACTGTTTAGAAAACGCGATGGCGGCATCCATACCATATTTTGTACGAGTACGCTTCTGGAGGGTGTCAATCTTCCTGCGGACAATCTGTTTATCACAGATTACAAGAATGGATCGTATCCGATGTCCGCTGTTGAGTTCCGTAATCTAATCGGTCGTGTTGGAAGAATCCAATATAGTCTGTATGGCAATGCTTTTCTTGTTTGTCTGCCGGACATGAACATTGAGCCTACGAACTATGTAACTTTGCTTCGGAAAGAAGTTGAACCTCAAATTCTCTCCATTGATGCTATCAGCGACAAAGAGAAGGAGTATGTTCGAGACTGTCTGAAGGACGGTAAAACAAAACTTGAGAAACTGAGTGGCCAAACAAATGAAGCTTTTGCTCTTATGCGTAAAGCGGCAAATATACTTCTTAGAGATATCATGCTGGGGCGCAAAGGCAGGATCAGCCGTGAGTTTGAATCAATTCTTTCAGATGAAGATATTGCCATCATAAAGCAACAGTTTACCGGACGCCAGAACGAGCCAGATGATGATATTAACATCTCTCTGGATCAGGTAAGTACGCTGGTTAATGCAATCGCAAACGGACTTGATTATCCAAGTGTCAATATCTATGGTTACGTTGGATATCAGCCCACGTTGGAATTTTTAGAAAAGCTCTGCGATGCTTTTGATTGGGAAACCTATGAATCCGGAACGCTTGGAAAGCTGAAGGATGGCAAGCATGCTAATCTCAGATTCTACGCTACGCTTTTGACACAGTGGCTTACAGGCAATGGCATTAAATATATGATTGATCAAGCCATCGGCTATAAGCGAGGCAAGAACATTTATATTAAGGGAGAATCGGTTCCGTTTGTGGATGGCCCAGAACACCACAACAAAGTGATCGAGGATACGCTAAATAATGTCAACGACATCATCCTGTTTCGCTTGTCAAACTACTTTATGCGCTTTTCGACTGAACTCAAAAAGTTTAAGCATAGGGACTTCTTGGCAAATGACTGGTATGAGTATGTTGAATATGGGACAACAAACAAAACGTGCATCTTGTTGCAAAAGAACGGATTCTCTCCTGAAGTGGCAACGTATATTCAAAAGCACGAGGACCTGTATATTGAACGTACCGATGACGGTATTCGGGTCAAGCTGTCTGTTCTTCATTGTCCAAGAAAGAGTGTTCAAGGAGAAGCAAGAGCAGTCTATAACAATGTTCCGGAACTGTTTGTAACGGAATAAAACCTACTGAAAAGCAAAAACCTGCTGTGTATATCAGCAGGCTGTATCTCTCTTGTAACGAAAGAAGGAATTGAAGTATGGGTCAACTAATAAAGCGGTTCTCGGATGGTTCGTTTTTAGAGTATGACAGGGGTAAAATTGACAACTGGTGTGTGTATATGACAGATCCAGCTGGTAGTAGACAGCCACCCTTGGATAAAGATTACTTTAATGATCTGAAATCATTAGGAAAGGCATATGGGAACAATCGGGTGTACGACGATTTCGTGGCAATTTATGATGTTACTACGAAAAGAATTGAAGATATGAATCTAAACATGATATCAGATATAGCCGCCACATACGGGAATGACGCGCTGAGGGTAGACAAGCTCTTCACCACACTGTACATGGCAATGACAGCCGAAGAAAACTACCCGCACACAAGACTTGGGCGGAAGATCAAGCGCTTAGCTGCATACGAGATACTGATTAATAACAGAGATGTCAACGATGCTGTTGTCTTTATGAAAGGCATGGGTTGGAGAGACATCGCTCGCCTTTGTGCGGACCGAGGATTCTAAGGAGGAAGAATATGCCAAAGCATGAAATAACAAAATTCTTTTCAAATAGCGGTTCGAGAAACGAAGTCAGGATGCGAGTTGTAGATGCTCTTGCGGCTGAAGAACCGGGTACAGGTAGCGGTGAAGATGCGTCAAAGTACATTTACTATGTAGAAACCTTAAAAACAGGTGACCGTGTTTATTTACAAAGACCCGCAAACCTGCACAACGGGTTTGACTTTCTCGTATGCGTTGAAAATGCCAATTATGCTCCACCGGGTCAACGGAGAAGAAATTTTCCGAAGCATGACGACTTTGGAGCAGATTTACAGGCCAAGAAAGAAGAAAATGCAGAAATGTATTCTCGTTTACACGAGCTACTAAGACGTGTGTTTGAGTGCGAGGATATTTCAGATGCCGATATGGAAACAGTTCATTTTGACACTGGCTTGCCTGTGGACCACATTTTGAAAGCGATCAAGTGGCTATTCATTGAACAGGACATCCGATACTGGAACTATTCTGGCCGAAATATGACGTGGGGTTTGGTGCCACGAGATGAAACGGAGGCGTAAGTATGAGACTCGAAGAAGCATGTAGGCGATTTAATAATCTTGCAGGAATTAGATTTGGAGACCTATTCTCTCCGTCCGATATGAACATGATCATCATAAACAAGGGCAAAACAGGACAACTACTTGAACTGTCCCTTGGGATGCATCTCTCAAGCACAAATCTGGATTTTGATGATGGGGAACTGAAAACGAACAAATGTGATGCAGCCGGGAATCCCAGAGAAACAGTCTTTATCACACAGATAAGTAGTGTCATTGACGAGCTGATACAGGAGAGGCCTTTTGAAGACACCCATCTCTATGAGAAAATCAGTAATATTCTCTATGTTCCTGTTTGCAAAGATGGCCATCCAGAGGACTGGATGTTTTTGCCGAGCATCCATATCGATTTGTCACTCCGGAAGTTTGCTCAATTAAGAGAAATCTGGCGTAATGATTACTATTCCATCTGCGAGCAGCTCAGATATCATATCGAGAATAGCCCTGATGGATTTATACATACATCGAATGGTACTCACATTCAGGTTCGCAGCAAAGACGCTCGTGATGCAAGTGGTAGTTATCATCCGATTTATTCACGGGTGTATGGAAGATATGTGTCGAACAAAAACCACGCTTTCTATTTTCAGAAGCAGTTTGTCTATGACATTCGCCGGATGGATAGAGGCTGGTAAATGTTCATCCGGAAACACAAAGTTCAGAAATTATATTCCAAAATGGGCTTGATAAATGAAAAAAGGTATGGCATCTATACTATGACCCAATTTGGAATTAGGAGGAAACCAAGATGGAATTTAAAACAGGACCGTTTGTGAAATGGGCAGGTGGCAAAACGCAACTGCTTGATAGGCTGAAGGCGCATATGCCAACGGACTACGGAAGGTATTATGAGCCCTTTATAGGCGGAGGTGCGCTTCTCCTTGAATTGCAGCCCGAACGAGTGGTTATTAACGACATCAATGAGCAGCTTTTAAATGTCTATAGGCAGCTCAAGATTGACGCAGAGGCTGTTATTGCTGCGGTACAGGTGCTTGATGCTGAACCTTGCGACAAAGAGCGATATATGAAGATCCGCGAAGCGTATAACGCAAAAATCAAGGCCCATGAGCTGGACCCTGAATGTGCTGCGCTGATGATTTGGATTAATAAGCATTGTTTCAATGGCTTATATCGGGTTAATTCTAAAGGGCTGTTCAACGTGCCATACAACAATAAAAAAGGCGGTGTCTCGATTGACGCAGCAAACCTTAGAAACATAGGCCTTTACTTAAGGTCAAAAGACGTTGAAATTCGTCAAGGAGATTTTGAAAGCGCGTGTTTTGATGTCCAGCCCGGTGATTTTGTTTATTTCGACTCTCCGTATGTGCCGATTGATGAGACAGCGAATTTCACTGATTACACAAAAGAAGGTTTTTCGCTCGAAGACCACAAACGGTTAGCTGCACTATACAGGCGATTGTCAGAGCAAGGGGCCAAGGTGATGTTAAGCAATCATGATGTTCCTCTTGTCCACGAACTATATAGCGGCTTTTCGATTGAGCATTTTGATGTTCGGAGAGCCATTAACAGTGACGCCTCAAAACGAACTGGAAAAGAAGTAATAATCACAAATTATTAAGGGGAAATGTCTTATGAGAGAACTGATTAAAGGTAGGGTTTCTCCATATTATTGTACAGAAACTGAGATGCTCTTTTTGGGTGATACTTTTTCAGTTCTCAAAAAGATAGCCCCATCGTCAGTCGATATGGTCTTTGCCGATCCACCATACTTTTTGAGTAATGATGGCGTTACGTGCCATGCCGGTCAAATGGTTTCTGTTAATAAGGGTGATTGGGACAAGGTTTCATCTGTTTCTGAAAAGCACGCCTTCAATAGAAAATGGATTCGTCTATGCAGAAATGTCCTTACCCCGAATGGAACGATATGGATTAGTGGAACGCTCCACAATATTTATAGTATCGGCATGGCCTTAGAGCAAGAGGGCTTTAAGATCATAAACAACATCACATGGCAAAAGACAAATCCTCCTCCAAACCTCGCATGTAGATGCTTTACGCATAGTACCGAGACGGTGTTATGGGCTCAAAAGGATGAGAAGAAGTCAAGGCACCTTTTCAACTATCAATTAATGAAACAGCAAAACGGTGGCAAACAGATGAAGGACGTTTGGACCGGACCGCTCACCTCACAAAAAGAGAAAGCGTTCGGGAAACATCCGACTCAGAAACCGATGTATTTGCTCGAAAGAATAATTGAAGCTTCTACCAATCCCGGAGATTTGGTCTTAGATCCATTTTGCGGGAGCTCCACTACAGGCGTTGCTGCCAAAATGCTTGGACGACGGTACATAGGCATTGACAATGTAGAGGAATATATCGAACTCTCAGTTAGAAGATTACAACAGGAGGTTTTGCATGCGGAGTTTTAGTGAGTGGCTTGGAAAGATGCGTCCGAGCATAAATAATTACAATTACTATGTCGATTTTGAAAAAGTCTATGCCAATGTTGAGAGCATAAGAATTGAGCTTAATATCATGAACTCTCTTATCGGCTCGAAGAACATTGAAGCAGATTTTTCTTCCTTACTTCAAAGATATCCGGAGATACTGAAGTGTATTCCCACACTCTTGGCTGTTCGGCAGAGCGAAATATATGCGCAAGATTCAGAAGGTGCATTCCTATTTGACTTCAATAAAATGAGTTACTCCGTTGAGCAGTATATGGAGTTTATGAGAAAAACCGGTTTATTGGATCTGATTGCAAACCACCTTGTCAATAACCTCGTCGATTATGTGCTTGGCATTGAAACCGGCCTTGACAGTAACGGCAGAAAAAACCGTGGAGGCCATCAAATGGAGGACCTTGTAGAAGGATTCATTAAGCAGACCGGTGTGGAATACTACAAGGAAATGTATATAACTGACATAGAGAAAAAATGGGGTGTTGACCTCTCTGCGATTTCCGCTGAAGGCACATCTACTAAGCGGTGGGATTTCGTCGTTAAAACGGATTCTCTCATTTACGTTATTGAAACAAATTTTTATGGCGGAGGCGGTTCCAAACTTAATGAGACAGCCAGAAGCTATAAGATGATTGCTGAAGAAGCACGGTCTGTTACAGGAGTTGAATTTGTCTGGGTAACAGATGGTGGTGGTTGGCGCAGTGCCAGAAGAAATCTCGAAGAAACCTTTAATACGATGCAGCACTTGTATAACATCAATGACATGGAGAACGGGGTCTTTTTGTCGTTGTTCTCATAATAATATCGATAGTCTGTAGTTGAGGAGGAAGATTATGTCACGTAGCAAGACGTTAAAACTATTCCTAATAGATGGAGAGCCGAGCGGCAGAATAAAATGCTCCCTCGCTAACTGGACCGGTATCGCTTATAAAATACCTCGGACTTCGCTTGACAAGTGTAAGGACATGGATATCTTAAAACAAAGCGGTGTCTATTTCCTCTTCGGCACGGATAAAGAAGATAACGCTGTCGTGTATATTGGACAAGCCGGAATCAGAAAAAATGGGAAGGGATTATTGCTTCGTGTTCAGGAGGCCCACCCATCAATAGACTATTGGACCGAGACGATAATGTTTACTACTTCAAATAACTCATTCGGGCCAACAGAGATAAGCTATCTTGAAAATCGTTTTTGTAATTTAGCGATTCAAGCTAATCGTTACGTTGTAAAAAATGGAAACGATCCTAATCCCGGAAATATCACGGAGGAAACAGAAAGCGAGCTTGAAGAGTTCATAGACTACGCAAAAATAGTAATGGGGGCTCTTGGCCATAAGGTATTTGAGCCCTATGTTTCACTCACGCCAGAGAATGAAGCGGAGCCACTACTGTTTTTAGAATATAGCGGTGCAAAAGCTGTGGGGAAAAGAACAAGCGACGGATTTGTTGTTTTGAAAGGCAGTAAACTTAATCCACAAATCACAAAGGCTTGTCCCCAAAGGGCCATAAAAGACCGCAAAAAGTATTCTGAACTAATTGATGAGACATATACGCTTACCGCTGATGTGCTTCTTTCAAGTCCATCCGCTGCAGCAAGTTTTATAGGTGGGGCATCTTTAAGCGGTAATTTCAAGTGGAAAGATGAAAACGGAGTAAGCCTCGGAGAACTTGAGAAGATGGATAAATAAGCGTATTTGTAGTTCTGTAGCCAGAGGGTGAAAGCGAAAATGGTAATTCTTGTAGATATGGATGACACGATTGAACACCTTCTTAAAGCGTGGGTTGATGGTGTCAACAAAAAATATGGGTGTAGCGTATCCTGCGAGGAGATTCGTTCTTGGGATGTATCTGCCGCTTTTCCGGGATTAACTCGTGAGCAGGTTTATGATATTCCTATGCAGCCCGGTTTCTGGAAAACCGTCGATCCCATTGATGGCGCGTCAGATGCTTTGAAGCGCCTAATTAACGCTGGGCACGAAGTGTTTATTGTTACAGCTACGCCATACGAATCCATCTACGAAAAGATGAGTGAAGTTCTATTTAGATACTTCCCGTTTTTGTCTTGGGATCATGTGATAATTACAAGCCGCAAACAAATGATAAATGGAGATGTTCTGATTGATGACGGTATTCATAATTTGGAAGGCGGGCACTATAAAAAAATCCTGATGACAGCTCCTCATAACATTAGTTATGATGCAGAAGCACACGGCATGACGCGTGTGCGAAACTGGAACGAAGTAGAACAGGTAATCAGCCGTATTCAGCACTGCGCGGATTCTGTAGATTGAACCTTTTAATTATTCCACACTTTTTAATTATTCCTTGCAGCGCCTTTTGTGGAGGGTAACTTCTACACAGAGGTCGACAACAACAGAATAGCGGACAAAACAAAAAAGGGCCTTTGAAGCTCTACTGTTGAACACAGTGGAACCTCAAAGGCCCTTATTTTACGCCTTTTTCGGCACTTATGTGTCGGAGAAGGCTTTTTCTGTTTGTATCAAAGATAGCGTCTTTATAGACCCCGCCTGCGGTTCGGGCGGTATGTTTGTTCAGTCTGCAAGATATATGCACAATCATAATGCCAGTGAAGCGGAGCAGATGAGCTTCCGCTGCTACGGTGTTGAAAAAGAACCCGATACAGTAAAACTTGCCAAAATGAATCTTCTTCTCAATAATGTCCGCGGCGAAATAACCGAGGCAAACTCATTTTATGCAGACCCATATAATGCTGTCGGCGCATTTGACTACGTAATGGCAAATCCGCCGTTCAATGTGGATGAAGTAACATTTGACAGGGTTATTGATGATGCCAGATTCAACACATACGGTGTGCCGAGAAATTCTTCTAATTCATCAAAGAAAAAGTCGGATAAAAAAGAAACCGTGCCGAACGCCAACTATCTGTGGATAGGCTATTTTGCAACTGCCCTGAATGAAAACGGCAGAGCCGCGCTCGTTATGGCAAACTCCGCTTCCGACGCGGGCAAGAGTGAATATGAAATCCGCAAGAAGATGATCGAAGAAGGAATCATCAGTCAGATGGTTACTCTGCCCTCAAATATGTTTTCAACCGTAACACTGCCTGCGACACTCTGGTTCTTTGATAAACAAAAGCCCCATACCGACAAAAACGATGAAATACTCTTTATTGACGCGAGAAATGTGTTCACACAGGTTGACAGAGCGCACCGCAAATTCAGCGACGAGCAGATTAAAAATCTCGGTATTATTACCCGTCTTTACAAAGGCGACTCCGGAGCGCTCAAAGCGCTGATTGAAGAGTATAAAGCCGCTATGTCGGAAGCACCCGAAGAATCAGATGATAAAGAAGTTAAAACCAAATCATACTGGCAGGCGCAGATTAACTGGCTCACCGAGCGTTTCCCTGACGGCAAATACCGTGATGTAATCGGTTTATGCAAAGTCGCTACTCTCGGCATCTCTTATGAGCTTGATGAAAACGGTGAACCTAAACTTGATAAAGACGGTAATCCGATTGAAATTATAGAGGAAGACAGCATTGCCGATCAGGATTATTCGCTGAATGCAGGCCGTTATGTAGGCGTTGTTATTGAAGATGACGGAATGACAGCAGAAGCGTTCAAAGAAACCATGCTTGGGTTGAACACAGAATATGAAGCGTTGAATGCAGAAGCAAAAGAACTTGAAACCCAGATTGGCAAAAATTTAAAAGCTTTGTTTGGTGAGTAATCTATGGATAGATTTGGCGAAAAAGTAAACTGTAATCCTTCTGTTAAACTTATAAAAGGTGAAAAATACCCTTTGGTTGATATTGATAAGATCAATCCGGGATTTAAACCTGTTAAAAGTGATGAAGAAATTGAATACACCGGTCAGAGTGGAGCAAAATTTGAAGATAATGATGTTTTGTTTGCTCGTATAACCCCCTGCCTTGAAAATGGAAAGATGGCAGTAGCAAAAACCAATGGCAAAAAAGGATTTGGCTCAACTGAACTGTTTGTTTTTCGTGGCATAGATGGAGTTACGGACACTGATTATATTTACTATCTGCTTAGAATGAAACATATGAGGCAACTTGCCGCTAACAGTATGACTGGTGCAAGCGGCAGACAGCGTGCCGACCTTGGTTTTATAAAAAAAATCAAATGGGATTTTCCGGCTATAGAATACCAAAAGAGCATTGTTTCTGTTCTTTCAAACTATGATTCACTTATCGAGATCAACAACAAACGCATTAAGGTTCTTGAGCAGATGGCCGAAGAAATGTATAAGGAGTGGTTTGTCCGTTTCCGCTTTCCCGGGTATGAATCGGCAGAGTTTGAGAATGGAATTCCAAAGGGATGGGAGTATTCAAATCTTTTTGATGTTGCTAATGTTACTTATGGATACTCATTTTCTTCAGACGCATTCACAGATGATGAAACTCTCAATGCTGTTGTCAGAATAAGAGACATCCCTAAAAACGATACAAAAACTTTTACCCCTGAGTTATGTGATGATAAGTATTTAATAAAAGAAAATGCGATTCTAATAGGTATGGATGGAATATTCCATATGTGTTTATGGAGTGGAAAAAGGGCCTTTTTAAATCAACGAGTAGTTGAATTAGATAGTAAGAGTGTCAAAGTTTGCAATTATTGGCTCTATCTTTCAATTTATTCTCAAATTAAGTTTTGGGAACAGACATTATCTGGGACTACCGTAAGCCACCTTGGAGACAGACACTTGAAAAAAATAATGGTTTTAGTTGCTGATGATAACACTATGAAAAAAGCAAATGATATTCTTAGGAATATAATGATTCAAAAAAACACACTATATAAAATAAATATGGACTTAACAAAACAACGAGATTTACTTTTGCCGCGCCTGATGAGTGGTAAACTGGAGGTAAAAAATGTCTCACAATTATGAAGAAATAAGATTTCCCAAAACACAAATAAAAAAAGCGGGGAAAGTGTTTGTTTCAGATGAATCTTCAAAGTCTGAAAAAGATTATGCGCTTACTCTAATTAATAATTGGCGTGCAGCCCACGCTTTTCCTTTGCAAATAATCTATATGCATGTCAAGAAAACAGCGGGTGAGGATGCTGTTGTAGCCCAAAGATTAAAACGTTTGTATTCAATTACGCAAAAACTATATAGATTCCCTAATATGAGTTTAACTACCATGCAAGACATTGGTGGGTGCAGAGTTATTTTCAATACTACTGATGAAGTCTACAATATGGTTGAGTCTTTAAAGAAATCGAGAATGCGACACAAACTGAAGGAAGAATATGACTACATAAAAACTCCAAAGGATGATGGGTACAGAAGCTATCATATTGTTTATTCATACAACAGTGACCGAAATCCAAAATATAACGGTCTATTTATTGAGATACAAATCCGCACACATGTACAACACTTATGGGCAACTGCAGTTGAAACAATGGATACTTTTACCGGAGATCCATTAAAGATAGGTCAAGGCGATCCATATAACAGACAGTTTTTTATCTCGGTTTCAAAGTTATTAGAAATATATGAAACTAACGGTCAAAAAGTTGAAGCTGTTAAACGGTCGAGTATTATACAAGAGTTTATTAAATATGAGGAAAAATATGAGGTTTTAAGAAAGTTAAAAAGTATTAAAGAAGCTGTAGGTTATGTAGATAGTTCTGAAACACTTGATCAAGGATATTATGTGTTGATTTTAGATAGAGATACAAATCAATTGTCTATTAAATCTTTTAAAAAGAATGCACTTGAACAGGCAACACTTGAATATGACAGGGCTGAAAAAACCAGAAAAGCAAACGAGGATATAGTGCTTGTTTCAACCACTTCGTTTTCAATGTTAAAGAAAGCATATCCAAATTATTTTTCTGAGATTAATGAATTTATAGCTTTGATTGATTCATTTATAAATTGAGTTTAAACGGAGAATTTCTTATGAGCAACTTCATATCCGAAGACGATATTGAGCAGGCGATACTTGAAAAACTTGAAGCCGCACCGTTTTGCTACGATATCATTCGCTGCGACCCCGACCCTGTTCACAGAGAAGATCCCGATGACGGAACATACCGCACCAACAAAAGGCAGTGTGTTCTGCCGGAAGTTCTGAAAAAATCTCTGCGAAGAATCAATCCCGGTATTGAGGATGAAAAACTGAATGAAGTTGTTAAAACCCTGACCGTAGATTTCACAGGTCGGGATATAACCGCTGTCAATTACAAGCTCTATAATCAGATAAGAAACAGCATACAAATCAAGGTTCGCCGCAACGGAAAAGAAGATTTTGATTTTGTAAAACTCATTGACTTTGAAAACCCCGAGAATAACACTTTTACCGCTGTTTCGCAGATGTGGATTCAGGGCAAAGTATATTGGCGCAGACCCGACGTGCTTATTTTTGTAAACGGTATGCCGCTTGTGTTTATTGAACTTAAAAACAGCATTGTTAAAGTCCGCGACGCATATAATGACAACCTGACTAATTACAAAAAAGATATACCGAATCTGTTTGCTTTCAATCAGATTTGTGTGCTGTCAAACGGACTTGAGACCCGGCTCGGCGCATTCAATGCAAAATATGAATACTTTTTTGAATGGCTGAAGGTTGACAGCGAAAAAGAGAAGCCCAACAGAAAAGCGATTCGCAATGCCGATGATGTGGGCGAGAGCTCTGTTAAATATTTCATTGACGGCTTGCTTCGCAGAGACCGCCTGATTGATTATATTGAGAACTTCATCATTTTTCAGAATCAGAGCATAAAGATTATCGCGAAGAACCATCAGTTCCTCGGCGTTAACAATCTTATGGAATCGGTCAAAAACAGAAAAGAACTCGAAGGCAAGCTCGGCGTTTTCTGGCACACACAGGGCAGCGGCAAATCATTCTCAATGGTTATGTTTGCCCGCAAAGTCAAGCGCAAAATACCAGGTAACTTCACATTTGTTGTTATTACAGACAGAGAAGATCTTGACAATCAGATTCACAAGACCTTTGTAAGAACAGATGTAATCGGTCCGAAAGAAGAATGCCAGCCAAAAAACGCGAAGCAACTCAGGGAATATCTGCAGTCAAACAAGCCGTTCATATTTACACTGATACATAAATTCAGAACCGACAAGGGCGAGAAATACCCGAAGTTGACAGACAGGGATGACATATTTGTTCTTGTTGATGAAGCGCACAGAACGCAGTATAAAGACCTTGCCGAAAATATGCGCCGCTCAATGCCGAACGCAAACTATGTAGCGTTTACCGGAACTCCGCTTCTCGGAGCAAAACGCCTTACAAATCAATGGTTTGGCAACTATGTTTCGGAATATAACTTTGCGCAGAGCATTGAAGACGGTTCAACAGTTCCGCTGTTCTATTCACGCAGGGTTCCTGAAGTATGGCTGACAAACGATTTTATCGATGATGATGTTAAAAGCATTATTGAAGATCTTGAACTTAACGAAGACGAAATCGGTCTGCTTGAAAACTCACAGGCAAGAGTGCTTGAGGTAATCAAGCGCGAAGACCGCCTTGATAAAATTGCCAGAGATATTGCCCATCACTTTCCGAGACGCGGATTTATGGGAAAAGGCATGGTTGTATCTGTTGATAAATATACCGCTGTTAAAATGTATGACAAAGTTCAGCATTACTGGGCGATTGAAAAGCAAGATATAATCAAAGAACGCAATCAGACTTCGGATGCTGATGAGCGCAAGAGGTTAACCGACATTCTCGATTATATGAACAAGGCAGAAATGGCAGTAATAATATCGGAAGATGCCGAGGAGAAAGACAAATTCACGGCATACGGCCTTGATATTGAATCTCACCGCGCCAAGATGAATGAAATAACGCCTGAAGGCAAGGATATTGAAGACAGATTCAAAGACCCGGATGATTCGCTTCAGTTGGTTTTTGTTTGCGCAATGTGGCTGACCGGCTTTGATGTGCCTAATCTTTCAACCCTTTATCTTGACAAGCCGATGAAGGGGCATACCCTTATGCAGGCAATTGCAAGGGCAAACAGAGTATATCCTGACAAGCCCTGCGGAATCATTGTTGACTATGTAAACATTTTTAAATTTATGAAAACCGCTCTGTCGCAGTATGCCACAGGTGATGACAGCGATGAATTCCCTGCAAAAGATGTTACGCAGCTGATTGCATATACTGATGCGACAATAGAAGAAACAGATTCTTATTTCAAATCAATCGGCATTGATATTGACAGCATAATTGCAGAGGAAAACACCCTTGACAGACTTGATCTGCTCAGGGATGTTTATAACACCATTGTTGCAAATGATGACACCAAAACTCAGGCAAAAGTGCTACTTAATACACTGATGAACCTGTATGAAGCGTCAAAGCCCGAGATATTTGAAAGAAACTGGTATAACAGCAAATTTGCGCCTTTGGCATATATTCACGGATTGCTGAAACATACCATTGACGATGAAAAAGTCAAAGAAGCGCGTATCCGTATGCAGACGGTGCTTGATTACAGCGTTGAAGCGGCAAAAACCGAAGACCAGCAGGAAATTGTAATTCATCAGGATAAGTTTATTAATCTTTCAAGCATTGATGCTGAAGAACTCAGAAAAGAAATACGCCAGGCAAAATACAAAGCAATTGAGATTGATGACCTCAAAGCATTTCTTGAAAGAGCGCTTGAGCAGATGATAAATAAAAATATTACCAGAATGCAGTTCTCGCAAAGATATAAGGGTATTATTGACCGCTATAACGCCGGAGGCAGCGAGAATGAGGATTACTATGAGCAGTTGATTCAGCTCATAAATGACCTTAAAGAAGAGGATAACCGAGCTCAGACCGAGGGCTTGACCGAGGAAGAGCTGGAACTATACGATTTGCTTATTGTCGGCAAAAAGCTCACGAAGGCAGAAGAGCAGATAGTTAAGCTTTCTGCAAAGAATCTTTATAAGAAATTGACCGAAAAGAAAGCCGAACTGTTTGTTGTTGACTGGTACAGAGATGAACAGCCGGTGAAGAAAATCGAAAGCGAAATCAAAGATTCTCTCGACCATGATTTACCCGACAGCTATGATATTGTTTCGTTCAACTCGAAGGCAATGCTTCTGTTGAATCACTTTATTGACATGGCAGTTCAGGGCTATGGCTGGATTTCGGCGTAATTTGTTTAAATGCGACGAAAAATAACAAAGCAACAGGATATTATAATTGAAGTATTATAAACTTACTTTACCGGGGTTCTTATATGAATAAAATGAAGAAATTTATTCTTGAGAAAAACGAGAATAAAAAGACGATTTATTTAACTGAAAACGCCCAAGTCGGAACTGACTATGACCGTGAAACTAAAGACTGGCAATCATATCACGGACGTGAAATTCTTGAATTGTTGCAAAATGCTGATGATGAAATTGATAAAAAGGCATCATCTGAGTATAAAAAAGTTGAAATATCGTTTAAAAAAGATGTTTTAACAATCTCAAATTATGGTTCTCCTTTTACTGAAGACGGCATAATATCTTTAATGTATTCTAACAACAGTTCAAAAAGGGAAAGGCAAAAAGAAGTTATCGGCAACAAAGGGACCGGCTTCCGATCTGTATTAAACTGGGCAAATGAAATTACCATTCACAGCGGAGATTTGCATGTTCGTTTTTCTGAGGATTATGCTAAATCCGTAATGAACGATATATTATCAAAATATAAGGAACCTGTAAAAAACAAAAAAGCTCCCACATTAGCTTTTCCCGAATGGATAGGTGAAAAAAAAGCAAGTGAATATACAACAACTATTTCCCTAAAAGTTAAAAAAGGGAAACACAAAGAGATTATTAATCAGATAAAAAATCTTGATGAAAATATTCTTCTTTTCCTGAATCGAACAGAAATATTGTCTATTGACACGGATGAATACTCAGTTGTTTATTCAAAAAAGAAAAAGAAAAATAGCGTTGTCCTTTCCAAAACAGTTAATAATTGTATTGTAAGTGAAAAAGAATGGCATGTCCGAACAAAAACCGGCACAACAATAGACAATCTTGATACTGATGATAACGGAAAGCCGAAAGAAAAGGCATATATTATTTCCTTAGCTTATTGTGATCAGGGAATAGATGAAGATGAACAATTTTTATATAGTTATTTTAAAACGGATGTTGTATTTCCATATCCGTTTCTTTTGCATGCCAGTTTTTCTCTTGATCAAAACAGAAACCATTTAGCCAAAGATTCGGACGCAAATAAAACCATATTAAAAGCGGCAGCTGGTTTTATGGTCGATATTGCTATTAAAATTGCACAAAAAAAACGTGCTGATTATGAAATTTGCAAACTGCTTATTAACGACAGCAAACTTCCTGTTGATTTATCCAAAGATTATAAATTTGAAGATTATCTTTTGGACAGCGCAACTAAAAAGCCGATTCTTCCAAATGTCAACGGAAAATATATACCGATGACATATCAGCCTGTGTGGTATAATACCGGTCTTTCTAAATACTTAAGGGGTAAAGATTTTGACAGAGTTCTTTTAGATTTTGATACTGAGGAAGAAGAAGATTTAAGCAGTTTTATTTATGATTTGTTTCCGGTAGACCCAGATGATTATAAATTTTCATTTGAAAATGCCTGCAAAATAGTAAAGGCTTGGGTTAAGAGACAAAATGTCAAAACAGATAATATCGAAGGCAATAAAGAAAAAATAAGGCATATAGCTCGAACAGCAAAAGCATTTAAAGATGAGTTTTCTTGGAACATTAACAAAAACGCCAACCCAAATGATATGCCGGCATTCTTTTTTAATGAAGATTATGAACTCATTCCTTTTGGCATACCGATTTTTTTCTTAGATGAAGGACTCAGTATTTCAAAACTGCCGGAGTTTGTAAAAGTTGAGTTTCTTAACTCATTTATGAGGGAATATCTTCTTCGGAATATTTTTGATGATAAAGATGAAGCACTTAAATACTTTGATGCTTTAGGTATAAAAGAATACAATTCTGATGAAATAATAGAGTTATTAAACATAACAATCAGTAGCAAAAAAAAGACCAAGCCTTACTGGGATAAAATTATAAAGTGGCTTTGGGACAATCGAGATATAGTCTTATCAGATGACAGCACCACGATTGATATATTGTTTTACACAAGGAAAAAAACATACAAAAAATCGAGCACCCTTTATTTAGGCAAAGAATACGGTTATGATTTATGTGACAATCTTCTCGGTAAAGTCGGCTCAGCTGACTTTGCCGCCGATATTCACGAAATAATTGGGAATCAACCGACGGAATTAATAAATGAATTCCTTGAAAAACTTGGTATAGATTCTCTGCCGCGATTAATCAAAGAATCTGTCAGCATCCATAATTCATGGTGGTATGGAGGCAAAGACAGAGATTTTATATGTAAACTGGTTGAAGAACTAAAATACCCATATAAAATCGGAAACGATTCTTATAAAACAAGTTCCGCTTTTTCAAAGGCAATAACAGAAGTCGAATATGAAAGATCTTCAATTGAGAATCTTGAAAAAATCTTAAAAACCAGCAGAACCACAGATATAATAGAATGGATTAGGAATGATGATTCTTTAAGGAGTATGTTAACAACAAAGCACGAAGCAACAACCAGTAGCGTTAATGTGCTTTGGGGAAATAAAATCAGCCGATTTCAAAGAATAGATGAAATAAAGAAACCATACTCATATATTTATTATTTGTTTTGCACCGTTCCCTGGATACAAGTTGATGACAAGAGATATAATATAGACGATTGTTTAATCCTTAACAGCAATTGTAATCTTGCTCCACACTTAGTTTCTCCGGACATAGATGACTATATAAAAAACATTGACGAGAACAAAAGCACTGTCAGAAAAGAATACAAACGAATTTTTAAAGATTTAGGCGTTAAAGAAGGATTAAACGAATTTGACGATTTGCCTGTCAGTAAAATCTACAGTGTGTTAATGCATTTGTGCGAAATTGAAGAATCATCATCAATAGCAAAATCTTTGTATTCATGTTTGCTTGAGAAAGACTTTGATTCAAAGACAATTGAATGTGATGAAAGAAAAGCTTTTTTAGAGCAGGGAATGGTTTATACAAATAATGGATATAAACCGATTAAAGAAACCTACTATTTAGCAGAAAAAGGTATCAGCCGACAGGTCTTGAATAATTTTAATACCATTTGCCTTGATACAAGAGAAAGTGTCGCAAAGGTTCAAAAAGTATTCGGTGTTAAAGAATTGAGAATTCATGGGGAGCCGGTTGGGGAACCGATTCTTCATAACGATTCATCAACATTCGGGCGAGATTTCAAGGAGTTTCTCCCCTTATGCTTTATTTATAGATTAAAAGATTTGTCATCCAAAACAGATATTCGGGACGAAGCAAGAAAAATGCTTTCAATTAATATTTGCTTGTGTTCTGAAATAACAGCTTTATATAACAGTAAATTCCAAGTCCGGCTGGATGATTATGAGTATATTGTTTGCGAAAAGCGTAAAGCATATATAAAAGTCCCTTATGATTTCTCATTAAACCTGATGAAACACAATCAAAAATTTTCTTTTGCTATAGCGGAAGTAATATGCTCTTGCCTGGATATAGCGAAACCCTTAAAAGACATCGCAAACCTGTTTTTCCGAGGTAGCCAATCAGAACGGCTCGAGTATCTCTACAGCACAGAATCAGAACACCTTGTCCAAGAAGCGTTAGGGTATTTTGATTTTAAAGAAGATATCAAGGATGAATTTATCAACACTGTTTCTAAAATCACAAAAAATGATAAAAAGTATATTAGACAATTATCTCATAATATTGATTTTGATCATTTTTCCGGGAAAGGTAACGCTTCTGTCTTAATAGAATTATTCAAAAAATTAGAGATAGATTTTGATGATTATAACAGTTGTAATGTTTCAAGCGAAATTGATTTAACCTCATATTTTCAAAGTGAGATAGAAAGAATAAAGCAGGATTATCGCGAATTATATAAAAGCATTATTTATAAAAAGTTGAAAACAAAGTCAATTGATGAAAAAAAGCGACTTGTCGACTGTTTTTTCGACTTTGATAATGCAGATTACATCATTCATAACTCAGCATATTTTAACGCTGAGGAGGTGGTTTTTAAAAGATTTTCTTTAAATAAACCGGAAAAACAAATGGATTTAAACAAGATCTACAAAACCAATAAAGAGAAATGGACTTCAAGCATCAAAGAGGGTTTTAATCTTATTGATAGTTTTCTGTCAAATAACGAAAACACAAGCTTACTGTATTATGCTGAATTTGAAGAACTTGGAAGAAGATTTGAAGAATATTTGTCATCGTATAATGATGAAACCGTCGATACATCATTAATTGAAAGCCCGCATAAAGAACTTCGAGTCGTAAAAAACTTTTCGATTAAACCCGCTACTTTTTCAAATGTAAAGCCGAATAACAATACCGTTGGATTTAAAAATAACGAATCAAAAGCATCTCAAGTTCGAAATGGTAAAAACGGGGAGAGGTATGTTTATGATTTGTTAAAAAAGCACCACAAAGTCTATTGGATTTCCGAAAATGCGAAAAAAGAAAATATCAATCCAGAGGGTCGCGCAGGTCTCGGTTATGATATGGAATATATTGATGAGAATAACAACAGATTCTTTGTCGAAGTGAAAACATCAGCGAAGTCTATCAACGATGGGATCAAATTCTATTTGTCAAACAATGAGTATGATTTTGCAGTTGCTCATCAAGGAAAATATTTTATTTATTATGTTACCGATGTAAATTCAGATAATCCTCAACTGTATATATTGACTGATGTAATATTCGATGACTTTAATAAAGAAAAATACACCGTCGAAGCCGAGAGTAAATACATTATTACAGCTAAAGTTGATTGAAAAAACAAATAAATATCCATCCTCAATATTAACCATACAATATACAATTTTTTAATATGGGAATTTTGAGGAAGGCCTTATAGCTGAGATTAGGAGATGGTTGTTTGATTACAGTTGAAAAAATCAAAGATCTGCTGATGAAATATCCGAATGGATTAAAAGCAGAAGAAATCGCTTCGAAGCTCGGAATAAGTGTTATTTATCTCAAACCTTTTCTTTACAGTGATGAGTGTAAAGATATCTTTGTGCGGGACGAAAACCTTGTCTGGTCATTGAAAGACAAATCTCAAATGATAAAGTCAAAAAACAAAATGCCTAAAAAACAACCGGAAAAGCCGAAAGAGCATTGGTTCTTGTCAAAATTTAAGAACAAAGATGCCGCAAAGCGCTGTTCTTCAGATGATTTCAATAATCTCGCTGACTGGTCTTGCGGCAAAAGCCCTTCAGGCAAACCGATTAAAAAGATTAAAACAAAATGCGGCAATGTAATTGAATGCGATTCAAACAGTGAAATACGAATACTGGAATATCTTGAGCGTAGCGGAGTTGTCAGTGCTATCGGCGGTCAGGCATTAATCATTGATTACCCGACTTATTTTACTTCTCACAACAAATACTCCCCGGATATTGTAATTTTAACAAACGACAACCGCATCGGAATAATTGAAGTTAAGCCTGCGATTGCTATGAGTTATCATTTGAATATTGAAAAATACAATGCGCTGCAGAAATATTGCGAAGAAAACGGCTTTATGTTTATGATGGTGGACCCTGACAGTGATTATATAACATTTGAAGAATTGAAGAACAAAAGCGTTCCCGATTCAATCAAAAAAATATTTGCTCCTATGGAGGAGGCTGTTTCAATCGGAACAATTGACCTTTTCCATTTTGACAAGAAGGATGTTGACAGGTGGTATAAACCGGTCAAAAATGATTTTGAACGCAGTGATTTTGATTTGCTGCTTCATTCGCATATAATTCAAAAAGGCTGGTTCAACACATTCGACAGAGGATTTAACTTTTACAACAGACCTGTAAAACTGGATTGTGACCATAATGTTATAGATTACAGATAGATTAAAAGGTATTAATTCCTCCTCAACAGTTCCATACCATACATAATTATTATATGGATTATTTGAGGAAGGTTTAACATACCGCATAATGTTCCGCACTGATGATTAATAAAATGTAAATTCTTTTCAATATCAGTTAACGTGTATGAACAATAAATAAACAGATTATTTCAATCATAAATAATTACAGGGGTGTCGATTATGAAATCTTTTAGGAAAGCATTAGCTGTTCTGCTGTGTGTCATTATGACATTCGGTGTGGCATCGGCCGAAGGCTTTTATCTGTTTGATGTTATTACTTCGGCGGTAACGAACCCTTGCGGGTTTAACCTGACTTGGGAATACGATACAAATACAGATACATTGACGATTAACGGAACTGGTGATATGTATGGTTATTGGTCCAACTATGAACAAGCGACCGATTTATTTGTAACTACTGCACCATGGAGACAATATTACAGTTCAATGAAGAGAGTCGCCTTTAAAGGTGAAGTTACAAGTATAGGCAATTATGCATTCTATGGTTGTAATGGGCTTACAGACATTACAATTCCTAATAGTGTAACCAACATTGGTGAATATGCATTCTGTGGTTGTGGTGGGCTTAAAAATGTGTCATTCGGCAGTGGCGTTAATACTTTATATGAATACTCATTTGCGGATTGTATTTCTCTTGAAAGCATTATTATTCCTGAGAACATAACAAGTATAGAATGGGGATCGTTTGAAGGGTGTTCTAATGTTGAAAGCATAACAGTAGATGAAAAAAACACAATTTATCATTCAACTGGTAACTGCCTTATTGAAACAGAGGAAAAAACACTGATATATGGTTGTAAAAACAGTATTATTCCTGATGACGGATCTGTTAAAAGTATCGATTATTATGCATTTAAAAACTGTGCCAGACTGACAATTATTGATATTCCTGAAAACATTATATCTATATCTGAAGGTGCATTTGAGGGGTGTTCTAATGTTGAAAGAATAACCGTAGATGAAAACAACACAGTTTATCATTCAAAGAATAATTGCTTGATTGAAACAGAAGACAAATACTTGCTATTCGGATGCAACAACAGTATTATTCCGGATGATGGATCTGTTACAAGCATAAGTGGATATGCTTTTAATGACTGCACCGAGATAACACATATAACAATACCGGATTACATTAAAAACATTTACGACGGTGCATTCTATGGTTGTCCGCTTGAGTATGTAAAAATGGGTAATGGATTATCATATATCCCCTACTCTTTAATTAACAAAGAAAGTTTGAAAACATTTATTATCGGTGACAGTGTTACAAGCATAGATAGTTCTAAATTTCTTGATTGCACAAAATTGGAAACAATAGTAATAGGGAACAATGTTACCACAATTGATTGGTGCGCGTTTGAAAACTGTGTAAGTCTTGAAAGTGTAACAATTACGGATAGCGTTTTAAATATTGGCTATGCTGTGTTTAAGGATTGCACTGGACTAAAAAACATATCATTTGGTAACAGCGTTGAAACAATAGATCAAGAAGCATTTGAAAATTGCACCGGTCTGACGAGCATAACAATCCCAAACAGTGTTAAGGCTATCGGCAAAGCTGCGTTTAGAGAATGCACTGGACTAAAAAAAAT